ATGAAACGCTATTTGACGCTGGTGGAAGACACCGAAATCAAGGATGTGCTGCTCTTCGTGATTGCTGCCAACTCCCCGGATGCGGCACGCGCAAAGGCCCGGCAGCACTACCGGGATAATCTCTGGAATGAGCAGACCGTCGGACGCATGCGGGCAGTGCTGCTGAAGGAAAATCGCAACGTGCAGTACATCGGCAAGGCCGGGATTGACACAGAAGAGAAACAGAAGCAATTGCAGGCTGCCTATGAGTTGCTAACTCATAGGCAGCACGATGGTTGGAAAGCGAGGGTGATACGGCGTCCTATGATGATATTTTCGCCTTTCTTCGGCAATCGCCAGAGGGGCGCAAAGTCGTTGAAGCCTATTTGCACGAAGAGGGGGCCTTATGAAAGTCGTTGAAGCGCACGCTGACTATCTCGTCGTCCAGATCGGGGAGAGTCGGTGTCGGCTCACTATTGAGCAAATCGCCTACATCGTGAGACAGGCGTACTGGCAATTGCCTGATCGCAGTGCGGCGTATCTTGCGCGCATCATTTCCGATGCGCTCATCGAACCACCGGTTGAGGCACATCCAGAAATCAAGAGCATGCGCCGCTTCCACTTGAACGACCTAGCAAGTTCATGCCGTAAGGCCATCAGGGACGCCAATCCACCCGTAGGGCGCGAGAAGCCACAAGAGCAAGCCACTGAGCAGCAGGCAGAACAGGTAGAGCAACCACAAGAGGCAGAAAGCGAGGCGGGCAATGGATAACGTGATCTGGGTCATGGATAGCGATTTCTGTGAGGAGTGCGGGGCGCTTCTGGACTATTTCGGCTGCTGCCCCAACGGCTGCGACTTCCTTTTTCCGGGTGAGGAAGACGAGGATGAGCCTGATCTTGACCCGGACAACCTTGATTTCGACGAGAACGGGAAATACATCGGAGGCTAAAGAAAGTGAGGCATCGTCATGAATCTCTGGACTCCATCGGGGGGGCAAAGAAGCGACGTACCGGACAGAAGCAGGTATGGCACGAGATAGCCAGCCCGCTCAATGACCCGGCGTTACAGGCAAGGTTTCCCGAAGCCGCGCGCAACACGCGGCAATCGGAAGCCTACATTGATCTCTCTGGCCTGCGCGTCATTCTCTCCATTGAGAAGTTGCCAGACGGGCGCGAGTATCAGCATGTGAGCGTTTCGCGAGAGGATCGCTATCCGAGCTGGGAGGAATTGCTGGAGATCAAGTCCGAATTTATGGGGGATGACGTTGAAGCGTATCAGGTATTCCCGCGAGTCGGCGAGTATATCAACGTTCACCCGAATTGCTTTCATTTGTGGCGTTGTCTTGAGGCTGATCTGATGCCTCATTGAACGAAAGGAGAAAAAGCCACATGAAACGAGAACATGTAGAGCAGTTCGTGGGCAAACTGGACGGCATGATTGCCGCGCTGCAGCAGGCGGTTGTTCTCGGCGGACGCACGAAAGAAGAGGGCGAGGCGTGCGAGTTGCTGATAGACGCCCGGCTCAAACTCATTGAAGCACTTGAAAAGAAACAGGAGGAACATCGATGACCCAAAAACACAGCAGCCCTACGCCAATCCCCACCGGCATAGGGCTGCCAACACATCTTTCTCTCTCTCAGTATAACACACTGAGAGAAGAGATGCAACCGTTTCTCAACCCGAATACACCAGCCCTTAACGAGTTCTTAACCACAAGAACAGACTTGCTGGCAAGCGGGACGAGTAGCGGTACAGACATCTGTAGCTTAACCGAAACGCAACCTGTGGGCAAGGGACAAATGTCCCAAAACAGGTTAGAAGTTGCTGGGCAATTCTGCTTACATGCCTGGCGCGCGCTGATCTTCTTCGTCTTCACACGGCTTATCGTGCGCGTTGATAGGGTGCCGTATCCGACACCAGAGTGGCTGGAAAGCGGGGTGAGGGTGTGACGATCAAGCCGATACTCAAGTACCCCGGCGCGAAGTGGAAGCTTGCGCACTGGATTGTATCCTACTTTCCAGAACACAGCCATTATCTTGAGCCGTTCGCTGGCAGCGCAGCCTGTTTCTTCTCGAAGTCACCTGTGGGCCACGAGATTTTAGGCGACTTGAATAGAGATATCACCAATCTCTTTCAGGTCATCCGAGAACACGGGCAGGAGTTGGCGCGGCTCGTCGAGTTCACGCCCTGGTCAGAGGCAAAATTTGAGCGCATAAGCGACTGCTATAGCGGAACGGGCGACCCGATTGAAGACGCCCGCCGATTTTTGGTGCGATGCTGGCAAGCGCACGGTGTCCGCTTCAGGGGCGCGCAAAGCTGGAAACACAACGGGCTGAAGGGGCATCAGTACCCAGCGCGCCGCTGGCGGGATGTGCCTGAGCGTATCCTTGCGGTTGTTGACCGGTTGAAAGACGCTGAGATACGCAACCGGCCCGCCCTCGAACTTATCGCCTACTACAATGACCCGGAGTGCCTGATTTATGCAGACCCGCCCTACGTCCGGGCGACCCGCAATGACCGTTTCTACCAGCATGAGATGACGGATGACGAGCATATAGCCCTGCTCAACGCGCTGGAAGCCCATCGCGGCCCGGTCATACTTTCTGGCTATGCGCACCCGCTCTACGATAGCCGTTTGCAGCACTGGTACCGTGTGACCGCGCCTGCCGTTGCAGAGCATGGTAGACAGCGTACCGAAGTCCTCTGGCTCAATCTGAAAGCGGCGCGATTGCAGCAATTGCCACTCTTTGCAGAGAGCGAGGTGGCAGTGTGAAACCTCGTCTCTTAGACCTGTTTTGCGGGGCTGGCGGCTGCGCTCGCGGTTATGCCGACGCGGGCTTTGAAGTGATTGGCTGCGATATTGCCCCGCAAAGGCACTATCCGTACACCTTCTATCAGGCCAACGCGCTGGATGTCCTCGACATGCTGCTCAGCAACGATGGACTCTGGCACGGCTACGCGCTCGACGATTTCCACGCTATCCACGCTAGCCCGCCGTGTCAAGAATACAGCCAGAGTCGCCATTTACGCAACGCGACGACAAAATACGGCGTGAAACACGCGCCGATGCTAATTGAGCCGGTACGCGCGCGCCTGGCTGCAACGGGCCTTTTGTGGATCATCGAAAACGTGGCGTTCTCTCCGCTTCCTGATGCGCTGGTACTGTGCGGTTCGATGTTTGGCTTGCCGGTCAGACGGCATCGCTGGTTTGCGAGCAACCTGATGCTGTTTGCGCCGGGGCCATGCCAGCATACAGATAGCTGCATCAATCCGGTTGGTGCGAAAGTGCGCGGCTACGGGGCGCTGGCCTCGAAGACGACGTACAGGGACGCGAAAGGGGCCATCAGAAAGCGGGAAAGCTATCTGCCGCTTGCTACCGGACAAGCGGCGATGGGCATTGACTGGATGACGCTGGACGAACTCAGTCAAGCCATCCCCCCCCCGTACACTGAGTGGATCGGCAATCAACTGCGCGCCGTCATCGAGGTAGAGAGGGTGGTGGTAGCATGAGCCAGAATCCCCAAGAAAAAGGCCAATTCGTACAATTCCCTGTACATCTCATCTATGCCTGCTCTGGCCTCACCAGAGATGATAAGTGGGTGCTGCTCTCGATCATGGGCCGCTACTGGAACGCTGGCCCGCATCGGCTCTCTTATCGAGAAATTGCTGCGCTCTCTGGCGTTTCTGTTTCCTTGCTGGCTTCATACACCTGTAGAGAAACAGGCCAGCAGCGAGAAGGGATTATTGCCCGCATTGTGCGCGTGACTGGCTATTTGCAGGTGGCCATCGACAAAGAAATCGATGAGGTCACTGGTCAGCCGCGCAAACAGGCGCAACTGTACATCACCATCAACTACTCGCGCATCTGGCAGGATAATCAGACCTATTGCCAGCAAAAAGGGACGAAGAGCGTTCCATATGCGAACACTTCAGAGCAAAAAAGTGTTCTCTCTGCGAACGCTACCGTTTCATATGCGAACGCAAGTGTTCTACCAGCGAACGGAAGCGTTCCATATGCGAACAAGAGCGTTCGCAACCCACGCTCAAAACAGCCCCATAGATTACCAGATTACATAGATTCAGCAGATACAGAAAAGAGAGTGGGCAATGCGCAACCTGAAAGCGGATACACACACTCTTTTTCCTCATCTCTTGATTGGAATGTCTATGGTCTAAATGACTCATCCGATTCGTATAGCCACGAGTCACCGGCTACAGGAAGTGATCTGGATGAGTTATCCATGATCGAGGATGAAATCGATGAGGATGAAACGATACACCGCATGCCTGCCATCAACCCGGCGGGGAAAGGACAATCCGATGCTTCACACACTCTGGCAATGGGCGGAACTGCCCCTGGCGATAGCGGGCGTGATCTCCCTGCTGAGCGCGGTAGTCACGCTGCCGCTCATGCTGGCTCTGGCAAAAGCGGCGGGCAAGCCAGTACCAGAACCGGAATAGACACTCTCTCTTCAGGAGCATCGGCCTCTGCTACTGCACGCGGCGGTCAGCATGCCGATGCTCCTGTGGCGGCGTCTCGACCCCCCGGCGTGGTTTCCCCCCATGCCACGCCAGAGACGCCGCCGTCGCGGGGCCGAAAGCCGCCCGAAATGCCACTTGCCGCTATCCAACTACTCGACGCATGGGATCGCGAATTTGGCCTCTCGGGACGGCCTCAGTGGGTCGTCAAAGCGGCTATCGATATCGTGACGCGCCTCAAAGGCGATATCGAGGACGTGAAGCGCGTCGTGGAGCGCATGCGCTCTCTGGCGAAGTACCGCGATAAAGTGCTGAACCTTGAGCAGGTCGCGAATGAGTGGGGATTGCTCACTCAGAAGCCAGCAGCCCGCGCTACGCCGAAAGGCGGGGACGAGCCGGACTACCTGAACCAGGATGGGACAACGGATTATCTCAAGTATATTGCGTATAAGGCGCGGCATCCAGACCCGATAGCGGTTGCCGGCCAAGCGGCATGGGGGGCATCATGAACGAGGGAATCCGCTTCTACTGTGGCATAGGAGAGAAGCAGTGGAACTGGTGGCCTGTTGCGCCGGGACCGGATGCTTGCATTTCTCCCGTCTACGGCAATAGCACTGCCAGCAAGGAAATCAACAGTGTGCGTGTGCCTGAAGGCGTGCAGGTCATTCAGGATAGCGGGGCATTTTCTGACGGCCCTGGTCAGCGCCTGAACTTTGCCGACGCTTTGAAGCGGCAAGAACGCCACGCTGAACGCTACGGCTATACTGAACAAATTGAAGCGCGGGCGTCCTATGATCTCCTCATCGATGAGATGTGGGACGAGGCCGAGGGCAGTAGCGCGGTGTACCGGCGTGCGAAACGGCGCTGGAGCGAGACGCAGGCCGAACTTGCTGTGCAAGAGACGATTGCGGCGGCGCGCTTCCTCTCTGCGCATCGCAACGGCTTGCCTTGCATCCTCTCTGCTCAGGGCGTCTCACCGCAACAGTACCGGCGCTGCGCGGAGAAAGTTGTGCCGCTCATGCAGGACGGAGACCTGTTCGGGTTAGGTGGCTGGTGCATCACGGGCAAGTTTCCCGCCCAGATGCTACCCGTCTTTCGGGAGACGATGTATAGCGTCATCCCATTTCTGGGCAACGAGGGCATAAAGCGCGTCCACATCTGGGGCGTCTGTTTCGCGCCCGCGCTCGGTGAGCTTTTGTGGCTGTGTGACCAACACGGCATTGCGCTTTCGACCGATAGCATGGGGCCGTCCGTGCGCCCGGCCATGGGCCGATGGGGCTACGGCGACTGGACAGATACGAGCTACCGCAGTGCGCCGTCACTCAAGCCAGAAGAGGCGCACGAAACCTGCATGGTCAAAAGCTGGGCAGTCAAAGCAATTGAAGTGGCGTGGGCGCGTGGGGCGCATCGCGCGGCGCATGTCAATTTGGTACGCACCTGGCTGAAATACTTCCGGTACACAGACTACTACCCGAAGGCAACGCCGCTCTATCTTGCGCGGCCTCATCAGTTACAACTAGCGATGTAAGGGGGATGATATGCAACACAAACAGCAGCCCTGGTGGCAGAGCGAAGCCATGCAGGAGTTGAACCGTATCTATGGCGACCCGGCGCATGGTGTTGCCGGGCCATTGAGCAAACCAGAACGCGGCTTGACGCGGCTGAGCAATGTCCTTCCTGCACAGACCGAGCCGCCCGCCGATCTCTTCTGGACGTGCGAGACGTGTGGAGAGGTTGCGCCGCGCCAGCTTCCATCAGGCAGATGGTTTCGCGCTCAGTGCGCGTGTCAGCAGGCGCGGGCGCAGGCGCAGCGAGAAGCGGAAGAGGCGCGCCAGTGGCAGGCCGCGCAAATCTACAGGACGTTTGGCGGCTGGCTTGGCACCGGCTGGACGGATACGAAGCTTGCCACGCGCACGCTTGCCAACTTTGAACACCGCTTGAAATGGCAGCACGAGGCATGGCAGCGTGCAACGAAATTCGTTGAGAGTCGGCAGGGCAACCTGCTCTTTCACGGCTCATTCGGGACCGGAAAAACGCACCTGGCGGCGGCGATCTGCAACGCGCTGCGAGAGAAACGGATCACCAGCCTTTTTGTCAGCGCGCCCAAATACTTTGCAGCCCGAAACGATCTTATCAAGCATGATGGTGACTATCACCGCCTCGACAAAATGGCTATCAGTACGCCGTTGCTGGTGCTAGACGACGGTGATAAGGCGCATCACACCGACAGTCGCGAAGAGGCGTACTGGCTGATTATCGATGAGCGGGCAAAGGCGGGGAAACCGACCATTGTGACGTGCAACGATACGGGCAAGTTGCTGGCAACCTACGGGCAAGCGGCGTTTTCGCGGCTTATGGTTGGAGTGCAGTCCATTGAAATGACCGGCAGTGACTACCGGGCAAAGTGAGGAAGTGTGATGAACGAACACCAGCAAACAGCATTGTCCCATCCTGGCAGGCTTGCTATCGAGTCGCTGTACCCGCACTTTGCCTACAAGGGCGGGACGCATAGCATTGTACTGACGGTCAATGCGGGTCATGAGTGAATTGAAGCGGGCTTTGGCGGGCCGGTCTGGCACGCATCAGCAGCACCGCTAGCGGGTTGGCCTGCGGAGCGGAAATTCTTACGGCGTATGGCTTTCGATGCATTGCGCGGCGTGGGTGACGCCGATCTGGGTGAGTGGGAAGAGTGGTCGGGCAGAGCCTATCATATCCGACGCCGCTTACGACCTGAAGAGCAGGCATTGGTAGGCGATGCGGTAGATATTCGCGGGACGCCTGAGCAGGAAGAACGCTATCAAGCTGTCAAGCAGTACATTCCCGCGCATTTGCAGGATTGGAGAGAGTAAGGTGAGTGACATGCTTTTCGACATGCCAACGACCGAGCCTGCTCATAAGCCGGTCACAGACTGGTCTGGCAATGATCTCACAGCGCGGGCAGAACATCCGAATCCATGTGTTCGCCTCTACGGATTCGGGCCTGCACACGCGATCTGCAAAACGTGCAGGCATCTCGTCCGGCGCGGCGCAAATAAGAGCTATCTCAAATGCAAACAGTACAAAATCACGCACGGGCCTGCAACCGACATGCGCGCCAACTGGACGGCGTGCGCGAAATACGAGCAGGAATTGGAGGAGAAATCATGAGCAACCATCAGGTCATCGTCCCTACATGGGCGCACTGGATAACGCCACGTGAAGCCCACAGCGACGAACGGCCCTTTTGCCAGCACGAAACCTGCCTCTGCCACTTTGACGGCGAGCATATGGAGCGGCATTTCGTCGCGCCGGTAGCATCTGGCAAGCTGTCCATTGGTGAGGCCCTGGCGAAGTATCACGGGCGTGTGCTGGTAGAAAGCGAGGTGCGGTAGTGGGAAGGAAGAAAGATCAGCAATGTACCTGCGGCAATGCCCCAATTGAGGAGATGTTTGGCACCTGTATCGCTTGTTTTGCGAGGGATGCTGCGGTCTACATGGTGTTTGTCGAGATTGTCTGCCGTCACGGCATGGCAGTAGCCGAAGCCGCGAAGCCAGTGCTGCAAAAGGCGCTTGAGACTGGCTGGAAAGAGGAGTATCTGGAAGAGTTTCAAGTCAATCTTGCAACACAAACAGCGAGGTACGGAGGCGAATGTGGCAGCTAATCTCATCGCGGGCAAGCGCATCAGGGCCTATGCGTACTTTTGCGCATCTTGCCATACACAGTTGACCGTGTACCCGATGGGCTATAATCCTGGCGACAAAGCCGATAAACTGGCTCGTAAAGCCTATTGGACGAAGAAGAAAAGCGGATGGCATTGCCCGGATTGTCAGAAAGAGGGGGTGAAGCGGGCAACCGCTTGACATAGATCGGAAAGCGTAGGCGCGACTCCTGGCACGGGTTGCGCGGTTCGTAGTGCGTCCGATAGCGAGCGACGTAGGACGGCTGACACACGTCTTGCGTCGCTCAGGAGGTGAAGCAATGGGACTGTTTGGCAGCAAAGACAAGAAAGCTGAGGAAATTGTAGCGCAATTGAATGATCTTCCGATCACGCCCGCCACGCAAGCAAAGCGGGATAAGCTCGTTGAAAAGCTGGCACAGGTCGCTGATGTTCCCTATACGAAAGGGGAAGTGACCTACAACGGCAAGCCAGTCACGCGACCTGGCAGTGTTCGGGATAGAAGCAAGAAATCGTAGTGCGTCACACGAATGAAATAGGGAGCCTCTTACTCCCCATAACAGTCAGTAAGATGCCCCTGAATCTACAACGTTCAGGGGCGAGAAAGGCAAAAGGATGAAACTACCATCGTTCTCAAAGGGCTTTGCACGGTTGCACAGCCCACAGGCTGGCATGGTCTGGTACCAGCTTTCCCTCTTTGCGCTGTCTCTCTACGGCGCATGGTCGGTCTCTGTTGCCATCGACATGTACTACCAGACCGCCAACTGGATTGACAAGGGTGGCCTGCAACTCTTTGCATGGCTGGTACTCCTGTCCTTCGGCTCGTATCTCATGACGCAATGGGCTTCTCTCATGCACGCGCTTGGCGAGGCGTCACCTGCCAATACGGGCAATTCGCGGCAGAAACAGGGTTGGAACTGGGGCATGATCGGCATAGGTACCGGCGTGGGCCTGATGCTCGTCACTGAGGCGGCAAGTCGCGCCTCGGTCTTCCTACGCCGCTGGCCGGATGTTTCGGTAGCAGAAATCATCTTTGCCATTGCACTCACCCTGTACTTCTGCATTCCCATTTTTCTTGGTCCGGCAATGGCCCACCAGGCGCGCCGTATCCGGCAAGATGCGGATAGCGAGGCAAAAGAGGCGGTCACGAACAGCGTCAAAGGGCAGCTTGTGAAGGCTCTCACTCACCGTGTAGAACAAATGTCTGATGATGAGCTATTGCAGAAGTACGGACATCTCTTGCCTGAAGTGACCGGCTCGCTGGCGTTGCCCAGCCCAAAATCGGCAGCTCTGCCGGAATACCAGGCCAGCCAGCAGAGCGTGAACCAGAACGGCAGGACGAGCAGCCCAAGGTAGCATCGAAACCCGTGCCAGAGATTTCAAAAGATTTCGAGGAGAATCACGGCCCGTCGAAATCTTTTGAAATCTCACAACCTCCTGAAGAGGCTTCAGAGGAGGACGCGCCAGCATATCACCGTTATGAGCATGTTGGCGCGTGGAGAACGCTGGAGCAACGGCGCGAAATTGTGCTGTATCGCAAGAAAACTGGTCGCTGGCCTGATGAGGTAAGCAAAGAAACGGGGTTGCAATCGTACTATGAAATTCGGTACTTTAGCCCACTAGAGGAGCATAAGAAGAAATATGCCAGGCAGCATGCCCTTGCCCGCCAATGGTGGGCAGAATACAAGCAGCAAACGACGGCGGACACCAAAGAAACCGCCGAAATGGACGCTGTTACGCCTCCTGGAAACGTGGTTCCTTACCGACGACGGCAAAGCGGTCATCGTTGATCCCACTGCCGGGGAGGGCGCAGATCACGATGAATGGCGGCATCTTGTGCGCAGAACGGGCGTTCGTATCCCCACCGACGAACTGAATGCGCCCTGGTTTCAGATGGCTAGGCGCGACTTTCTTAACTGGTGTGAGGAGAACTTGCCGGAAGAGAAGCGCCCGCGCTTGTTTGCCTCAAAACAAGAGGCGCTTGACTGGTGGAATGAGCAAAAGATTTCAAAAGATTTCGAGAGTTCAGAAGAATCCTCGAAAAGTCTCGAAATCTCTGAACGGGGCGAATCGGCTTCAGAAGGGAGCGCATCATGAGTTGGTTTTCACGCAAGCCAGAACCGCGACCGAAAGATGATTCGGAAGAGGTTTCACCAGTGCAGGAGAGCCTTGATCGCATGAACGCGCTGGACGCTGAGATCAACCAGCGTATCCGGCATGGCGCACGCCGGGGAGATGCCAGCCGCGTCATGCTGGAATGGGAAGTCACACAAGAGCAGCGCAAGTTGTTGCATCAATACGGCGTGACACCGGTAGTTGACATGAAAACCGGCAAATGGAAGTTGTTTGGACGATAGGAAACTGAACATTTGTTCAGAAAGGAAGCGCCCACATGAAGGGATTGAAACGGTTTTTCGCGTCAATGAAGACGGCCTATGACCACGAGCGCGCGCTTCGTGGCATGTTTCGCCTGGGCAAGATCGAGGGCCGCAAAGAGCAGCCCATGACGGTGTACCGCCAGTGCTGCGAGCGGCATGGCACACACCTGCAAGAGATTGGCCCTGGTATCTTTGTCTGTGGGTCGTGCCGCGTCGAGGCCAATTTACCGCAAGTCATCGCCAACGTCGAGCGGGTGACAGGGCCGATGCAGCCGCTCGCTACCACCGACCCTGCACAGCCTGTAGCACGTACCGCACACCCCACGCGCCCGCTCTTTAGTTATCTGCAAGAGCAAAAGAAGACGCCAGGGCCACGCACGGAACATCATCGGGCGCTCTGGTGGCCGCAACAGGGGAAATAAGATCATGAGGGGGAAGCCAATGAACACGCCATCCTGGATAATCGTCGTCATCAGTTGCGCACTGGCTGCGCTCTTTGTCGTCGTTGGCCTTGCGGAGACTTTTCGCAAGGCGGAACTGATCACGACATCGCGAGATGAGCAGGACTCCCACGAAGGCGACGAGACGCTGGTACCGGCCTACGTGCGCAAACAGGCCACACGCGAGGCCATGCGCGGCGCATTGTGCTGGCAAGATGAATGGGAACTTTACGAGGCAGAGGATGAGGCGTTGGTTGAGGACGTGGAGCAGTTTCTGAGAGAGGAAAGGGGAGTGAGATGAATAGAATCATCAAGTTTCGCGTCTGGACTGGCAAACAGATGCTGTATCAGGATGAGCAATATCTCGCCTCGTTTATCCGGCGTGCTGTGCTGCAAATCAATCTCGACAACGAGCGTGGGTTTCAGCAAGCGCATGAGTCGTACCTACCAGACGGCAAAAGCATTGACGACTATCTGATGCAATTCACCGGTCTTACAGACTGCCATGACAAGGAGATTTACGAGGGGGATGTTATACGGTGGAAGATTTGGCCGTCTTCTGTCGAGGATGAGAACGATACGATAGAAAAGTACGTTGTCGATGCCGTTACAATGTTGCGTGGCTGCTTTCATGCAGTAAGACGCATACAAATCATTGGGACAATAGAGCCTTATCGTAGATTGGAAGTCATCGGCAACCTTTACGAAAATGCAGACCTGCTGCCACAGAAAGAGGGCTAAATGCTCATCATTCCCCTGCTCGCCCTCCTGCTCGTCTGGTACGCCCTCATCCTCATCGTGGCAATGGATGACGACGAGCCGCGTATCACCCGTCCGTTGCCAGAGGTGAGCAGTTGGCGCGACCGGCAAACACAGCCGATCACGCTGGACCCCGTACCGATCTGGAGCAGGACGACGTTTCAGATTGCGGTAGTGTGAAACAAAGAGCCGATGGAAACAGCCCATCGGCTCTTTTATAACAAAAATTTGTTATGTTGCCTATTCCTCTTCTTCAGGCTTTGTGAAGAATTCGATAAGGCTTCCGAGACAGGCTTTTAGCATAATCTCGCCCAGAGAACACCTGTAACAACCTAGCTGATACCGCATTTTCATGAGTTCTTCTTTGCTTATCTGCTGTAAAGTACGCCAATCGATATAGCTCTCCTCGTCCATCAGCGGCCCCTCAGATGGAAGATAAAAGGCATTTAGGACTTCACCGGCTCTTACTACGCCCCGGAATTCCTCTCTCTGAGATTTTAACCTTGCAAGCCTTGCTACTAACACCGAATTGGTGCCTTTGTCTATCTCACAATTGCGAGAGACGACAATAATATTGCTCTCTTTGTATTTCGGGCCATTGCCTTCTCCTCCAACAACATTCGCTATCGCTCTAATGTGGCGAAGGATGTCCCCTTGTGAGAGTTTTTTGTGCGGAGAAAAGTTATATGTCACCAATCGCTATCTTCATCCATCATCGGAAGGTCAATATCAGCAACCTTTCGAGGTTGTCGACGGAGCATACTTGTTTCATAGGTTCTCACAAGATCATCGATGGTTCTCTTGGGTACAAGGGTATAATTGGCCCGAATACGAGCATCTTCGATGATAGCTTCTGCTTCTTCAACCACCTCTGAGGGTGAGACGGCTATTGCAGCATCGGCTACAATGCGTCTATTAGAAACATGTAACGTGCTGGATGTTTTGGGCAAACGGACAGCGGGAAGCTGTGGATCTGTTGTACCAGAGGTTCTTTTTAGAGAGGAGGAAGCATTCATCTCTTATTCTCTCTTTCTTCACGTTCCTTGCCGACATAGTAATTATCCAGCCCTGTTTGCAGAGTCTTGATTACCTCTGACAGAAACTGTGGAGACACCACAAACTTGCCAACGCACTCGAGTCGAGCAGATTGCCCTTTCAAAAGTTCCCTGTTATCTTCAGGTGAACCTATATACGGGGGAATGTGCATCTCAAACAAAAAGAGAGTAATTTCGTTCGGCCCAGGCTGTGCAATCACGTTCTGGATATACTGATTGTGGATAGTCTCAGGGATATGCCAGTTGATGGGCAAAAGGACTCCTTGAGACTCCTGTTCTTCTCGATCTATCTCTTCACTCATGGATATCTCTCTCTCAACTAAGCTATGGTTTCTTGTAATATAAACCATATTGACAAAAATCGCAATCATTGCTCAGTAAGAACCATAAAAAGAAGGCTATCGGAGTGATAGCCTTCTTTTTATGGCCTGGATACTACAGCATCGCATACCCTCGCGCCAGTATCACACCAACGATGAGTAGCCCCACGATCAACAGTGCAAGCAGAACACAGGCCACTATCGGCATCGTCTCTTGCCGTGTCCGTGCCTGCCATGCCTGCTCTTTGCGCGTGGCACACCGATCAATCCCGCCGGTGTTCCAGGTCACGACTAAATGCTTTCCAGCAGCCAGAAGCTTCGGTTGTGTTGTGCGCGGCGCGCGCAAATGTATTTTTCTCAGCATACTCTCTCCTTTACTCATAGAACGAATGGCCGTGCAAAGGATGAGTATGTTACCTACTGCTGAGGCGGTGGAACGGGAATGACCTGCGAATCACCAAAGTGACGAGTGAGCGGCGAAAATTGCAGCAGGTTGCTCGCTGGCTCTGGTTGTGCTGGCTGTGCAGGGATTGTCGACTGCACCAGGCCAAGCCCCGGCGTCGCTGTAGCACTGGTGTTCGCAGCGAACGGACTCTGTACCTGCTGGATGCCAGGGAAGCTCTGTTGTGGCGATGGGGTGTTGCTGGAAAAAGTGTTGTTCGCAGGCCATGTCATCGGCGCATCGAGGTTCGGGTTCGCAGCGTTGCTCTCTGTTGGCCCTGCGTTGGTCAGTAGTATCGGTTTGGGCGTGGGCTTCTGAGTGCGTTGCGTCGCCTGCTGGCCGGCGGGCTGGATGTATTTCTGGACGGCCCGCTCAATTTCGGGTACCGCAGCTGCTACCAGGCGCGCCAGATCAAAGTTTTGCAGGCCGGGAGTTGCGCCCTTTGCCACATCGAAGACATTGCTCTGTATCCAGTCGAGACCCACCAGATACGGGCGCAGCTTGCCCATTGAACCGTTCACGAGCAAGAAGATGGCCGGGATGAGTGCGTAGGCAAAGACGGGGAGGCTGGTGATCTGGTTGGCTGCAAAGACGCTGCCCACGCCTGTGGCAATCAGTACGAACCAGGCAAGGATGTCATTGACGAATGGCGGGAAAGCGTCCTGGGCGAGAATGGCCGCGAAGGCATCTCCCGCGGGGGAAAGCACCGCCGGGGTGAAGATGATTGTCAGAATCATCTGAAGCGTGCGTACATCGATGGTCATAGCATGATTTCTCCTTGTTAATTATTCTGCAATTTTAATAAGCAGCTTTGTTACAATCCCCTAAAACGGCCCTAGAAGGGGCTTGATCTGCTTTACCACTGTAAGAGCTTGCGCTGCCTGTGGGTCGGCCTGTGGCTGTGCGGCTTTCGCAGCTTGTAACTGCTTTTCCAGGTCGATCAGCGCGGGATCGGTGCCGGGGCCGCCGTCATAGAGCTGAGCAGGATAGACCGCGCCCGCCCCTGCCGGTGGGCCGTATTTGCCATGCGGGTCATACAGCAGGACGCCCCGCTCAAAATGCTGCTTGGTGTTGCCCTGGTCATCCAGGGCAATTTCGTTACTGAGCGGCAGACCCAGTTCAGAATAGCCACAATAGGGCTTTGTGCCGCTATTGCGGTAGTAGGCCAGCATGCCGTCTTTGATGATGATGGGCTTGCCCGGATTGCTCGTGGTTTTGCACAGCCAGGCGCTGCCAGACGCCTGAAAGTGCTGCGCAATGATCGGTATGTTGAAATCAATCACAATAGCTTCTTCCTCCTTTTGCATGACCCAGATTTCGTTGTTGAGCAACAAATCTGTCCATTCGCGGTCACTCTTGGTAATCGGCTTCCCCGGCCAGGGGTCGAGAAACGTGATGATCCCCGGCGCATCAGCAAAGGCTATGAGAACGTGCGTCCATCCGTAGCTGGAAGGGACGTAGGGGTCTGGCTCCGTGATGATGCACGGGCAACCCTGCGCAAGGTAGCGGTGAATCTTGCTCACCAGCGCGCCTGGTATCCCCTGCACAGGGAAAAGTTTCACGCCATACTTTGCGCACACTGACACAAAGCGCGCCGCGTCCGTTCCGCCTTTATAGCCCTCTGGATAGGCTTCGTCCAGAATATGATCGGGATTCCACTCATCATTCATCTGCTTGATACCCAGCAAGTACATGAGTCCAGCAAGCGTACAGGTCGGTACGCAGTCCATTTCCTCGTTTGGACTGCTGCCGTCCCAGGAAATGGGCGTCTGCTGGCTAATCAAGGGAAAGTCTTTCAGAATGCTCAATAAGCACCTCCTTATCAGTGCGTCGCCAGAATATTGATCGTGTCCGGCGCCCACGTCTTCTGATAGCCAGGAAACAGCACGGTCAGGTACACGCTGTAGCCATTGCCGGAGGGCGTCGCTGTGGCCACCTCAGAGGGCAATGGCACATACACCACCGTGTTTGGCGAGCCGGGCAGCACATAGAAGGTGCCAGCGCATACGACGGTACCGAGCGTCGAGTTATACCAATGCATAGAAAAGTTGCTGGCATTCATCCCCGCCAGATTGGGCTGGCTTCCATCGCTATAACTGAGCGGAAACTTGATCGGCGCGGTATCGTTTTGCATGATTGAAATTGCCATAAATCCTCCTATGGTACCGTTGCGGAAAGCGGCAGGCTATTCGCATTGGCTGTGAGCGGCAGGCTGCCAGCGTCCGCTGTGAGCGGCAGGCTGCGATAATCGGGCTGCTTCCAGTATTTCGTGCGCGGGTCCTGTGCATAGAGCATGGTCAGGTAGTACCCCGGCGCGTATCTGTATTGGCCATCCTGCGTCTGTGTCCAGGATTTGGGCCAGTTGCTTACCTCTGGATTTTGCGCCTCTGTCACAACTCCCAGGCTGTTGAGGTCATAGCGCAAGCAGTGCGAGGCCCCCGCCGCCTGGCAGGCGTCATACATCGATTTCGTGTACTGATAGTCTGCCGTGGGGCTGGTGACATTGGTCGTCGTCGCGCAGTAGATCGTGACGCTGGCGTGGCTGAAGGCTGGCACCCAGCCGACCTGCGCTATACCATTCGTGTTGCCGCGCGGGTCGGTGGTGATCTGGATGCTGTTGTGTCCGCTGTTGGTTTGCCCGTAAGCATAGACCAGTTCGGTCTTGCCGGTATTCTGATAATCCACAAAGATCGGCGTCGCGTTGCCAATCGTCTTCGACAGGTTGGCCGAGAGCGACAGGCTGGTATATGGTCCGGCTCCGCTGGTGTAGGTCGCGTTCGTGGTAGCAGCCACACCACCGCCATCGTCATAGAGGCTCCAGCCGAATTCGCCGATATTGGGCGGGCAGTTCGGAAAGCCATTCTGGATCGCGCACTGTTTGAGCGTCCAGAGTTCAAGCCCGATTGAGGGGCAATTCACCACCGTCTTTGTGCCATCTGTGTAGGTATTTTTCGTCGGGTCAGGAACGGGCGTTCCGTCCCAATCCGTCACGCTGTCACGGTAGTAATGCCCGTCCGTCTCGTCGACGCTGCCGCCTACCGAGGCGACGTAGGCAAAGAAGAGATTCAGCCAGTTGGTGATGTGCGCAAGCGCCATTGCCGGCGTTTTGCGCACGGCTCCAGCCACCACCACGCAGCCGGGATAGACCGCCTTGATGGCGTTATAGGCTGCGACATAGATCGGCCCCAGAATGCCGCCGCCATTGTCCCACGAGGCATTCTGCGAGGCGCCAATGCGCGTGATCGTGTCCATCTCTTCATTGAAGACTTGCAGGTAGTCGATCTTGCCATAACCCGCCTGCCCGTTATAGCGCGCGGCAACGAGGCCCGCATAGGTTGCGAAGTCCGAGGGATTGGGCAACTGCGGCCCGTTCGTGGTTTGCCCATTGTCGGCGGCAAAGATCGGCTCACCCACGACGTGGTTATTGGCGGGCGTAAAGGGGACAATCGAGAGCGATTGCGCGCCCTGCGTGTAGGTCTTGCCAGAGCTTGAAATCGTCACCGTTTCCGCGCCGCCTCCACCGCTGTCGAGGCCACCATAGTTGATCGTGAGCGTCGCGCCGTCGGGGATGAAGGCCCCAGCAGGCAGTGCGCTGATTTTGAGCGTGCTGACCTGTTGCCCGGCAGTGAGCGCCTGATTGAGCGTCGCATTGCTGCCATAGCCGTCGCGGGTCTGTCGCCAGCTTGCAAAGCCCTGAAGACACAGCCAGACTTTTACCCCTGCCTGGTTGCAGCGATAGACCATATCGTCGAGGAGCGCCCAATCGTACAGGTTTGGGGCAATCTCTATCGCTTTTTCCATCAGTTGATGCCGCACTACCGAGCCGTTGCCCCAGGCGGCTACATCCGAGAGCATCTGCTGCGCGTAGATGGGCGGATTGTTGCCAACAACGTAGTTGGTATAGCCATAGGGCAAGTCCTCGTAGCAGTTGTAGGCGGGCGCCGGGGTGAATTGCGGCGGGTCAATAGCCAGGAAGCTATCCACGCTCTGGGTATTGCCCGTTGCGTTGCCCTTCAGACGCACACCCACGAGTCCCGGCCCGACTACCGAGGCATCGCTTGCCCCGATCATGTAACTGGACGGCTCGGAACTGCTATCCAACCACGCTTTGGCCTGGATGTTTTGCGCCGCGCCATTTAAGCCGAATTCCTGCACAGAGAGCTTGATATGGAAGAGCGCGCCGCCGTCCGCAAAGGCGATACTCGCCAGTTGCGTCCCCGTGCCATTGACCACTTTATTGATCGTGAGTTGGCCGCCCGAAACTGAGGCGTGGATGAGATTATTAGAGTTCGTCAGGCGCGCGACGACACCACAGCTATCATTGCTGTTCGTCTTCTGGAAGCGAGCTGACACCACGCTATCATACCACTGCTTTGTCGCGCTCTGCGTCGCCCCGTTGGTCACAATCGAGGCTGTGCCGTTGAGCGTCACAATATTGGCGGTGGTGGAGCCGGTTGTCTGACCCTGGCTGCCGGTGAAGCTGAAATTGCTCCCACTTTGCTGCACTGTCCAGGTATCTCCACCTGAAGAGGGATTCCAGGCGGCAATGCCAGGGCCTGCGCCGCGCCCGCCCGTCTGGAAGGTGTCTTGCGTTTGCGTTCCCATCTACGGAAGTCCTCCTGATGTCACCGCGCTAAAGACTGGATAGGCCCCGGTTGGCGCGAGAATAGCGCCTAATGTCGATGGCAGGACGCCAGAGCTTGCGTTGTTGGTGGCAACTCTGAAATTGCTCATGGAGCCAGGTACACCAATGGTCGTTGCTCTTGAATAGGTATCCGTTCCGTTGTCGTTGGCAAACGCCAGATAATAGATGCCCGGCGAAAGAATCAGATTGCCATTGGAGAGCGCGTTGGTCATAGTCGTCGAGGCTGAATTGGCAACCGCCCCCGTGTGATCGAGCCGGTTCCCGTTGCTGTCATAAATCCCCATATCAGTATGGCCAGTCGCGGTGCTTCCCACATGAACCCGCATGCCGGTCACAATGGTTTGCCCGTTGACTTTGACGGCAATCAGATACACCTGATTGGCTGTGAGTGTGTTGGTGGTTCCGCCCGCGCTGGCCTCAGCGGCGTCAGAGCCCAGATACGTCTCTGGTATTTGATTGGCGTCAACACTCGAAGGATACGGCATAACTCACCTCTATTTCCCGTACACGTTGGCGCTGAGGGTAAATGAAGGGCTTGTGCCACCCACTACCCAGCGCAAACGGCCTGTCAGCCCTAAGCTCTGGTTATAGGCCATGCCTGCGCCGATACTGGTGCTGATCTGCTCTGCCAGCGAATCGGTTGAAAGCACCGTTTTGCTCTGCCAGAGCGGATAGTACACGCCGTCCGCGCCTTTCCTATCCCAGAAAAATTGGATGGTTTCGTTCGTACCGGAATCCGCCGTGATATTGATATCAATGCCGATTTCTGTGTACAGTCCAACCGTCAAATCACCAGAGTTGCCGTTGGCGGTTTGCGCGCCGGAGGCCAGCGAATAGACCGCAACGGCGCTGCGTTTGACCGCCAGCACGCCAGAAAGCAGAGAAACCACGCCTTTGATAAAGGCCATCAGGGTATCGCTATTAGAGGAAGTGGTATCGGCGGCATCGGCTTTTGTGCCAATGGTGGCTATTGCGCCATCGGCAAAGTCGCCAGAAGCGGCTTTCACCGCCATTTTGTTGCCAGAAACGGCCCCGGCAACAGTATTCGTGTTCGTCGCCGTATTGCTGGTGTTGGTTACGATGCTGGACAGGCTCGTGTTGGCCGTTGACTGGTTCGCGGAAGTCGCCAGCCCTGCGGTATTGTCTTCCTGAATTGCCACTTTGAAATTGCCGTTCGCGGTGAGCGTGCGCGGCATGACATTTTCCGCTACCTGCTTAATCGTTTGCAGGCGAAATGTTGCCTGGTTTGTGCTGCCATTCACGTACTTGATCTGGTAATACTGGCCAACCAGGTCAATTACCGTCGCAAAGGGCGTTGACGCTGAAACAGTAAAGCTATCCGTCAGATCAAAATGGGTATTATCCTGGCTTTGCAGGATTTGCAGGCCACCTGCCGCGCTGGCCTGATCGCTGTAGACCTCGATAGAAAGCGTGCTGTAGCTCAGGGCAGAGGCAGAAGTCCCGGTAAATGTTGCACCGGCCGTCAGTAGCGTTGTGCTGCTGTTGCTGGAGTCAACAGCATTGCTGTGTTGAATAGGAAAGTTCACGCCCGCATTGACGCTGTTAATGGCTGTCTTGACCGCCCCCGATGCATTGATCGGAAACGGTGAATCGCCGTCTACGGCGTTGGTGCCATACACCGACACTTTGAGCATCGTTCCGCTCTGATCGGTTCCGAGTGACGCCAGCGCAGCCAGGCGCGTGAAAATGCCCTTCAGCAGCGCAACGAGCGTTCCTGCGCCGCTCGTGTAGGCTGCGTCGGTAGTGGTGCCTGTCGTAGCCTGCGAACCGTCTGTGCTGCTTACCGGCTGCGTCGCCGGAAAATTGGAGACGGAGACCGAGCCGCCAATTGTCAGAGTTCCGGCCAGTTTGGCATACAGCCCTTTCAGCAGCGCAATCGCCGACCAGGATGAGGTGCTGTTTGTGGCCGCGCTATCCCCTTTCGCGCCCTGCGTGACATTGTTGCCGTCCGCGAGATAGACCTGCACCGTCGTTTTGGTATTGCCCGAATCGACATACGACGGCCCGCCTGCTACCGCGTAGGGCGTGGTTGTGCCATCAGGCACCGCGCTGCTCATGATGTTGCCAGCGCCGTCGGCTGGCTGGTTTCCGAAGCTCATTTCACGTTCTCACTTTCCGCGTCCGCTTTCGCGACGCTGCTATGCTTCAAGGCAGGGGAGGCTGGACGGCTATGCTTTTGTGTCAACCGCTTGCGCGCCTCCTCCACTGCCACCAGGTCATCAATCGTGGATTGCAGCTTCTCTTTGTCCTCTTCAAGCTGTTTGACTTTCTGTTCCAGCAACTCCACCTTTTTTATCAGGCTGTCGATGAGTTCGTTTTTGAGCTTGATGGCCGTCTGCTGGCCTGCCGATCTGGCGGTAAAGTAGCCAGCCGCCACGCCTGCCACTAGCAAAGCGATATTGATTAATAAGTTCAGATAATACGGGTCATTCGCGCTCATAGGCCGTCCTTTCTAGGTGAGTAGCCCGTTAAAAACTTTCTGCCAACTATCAAGTGCTGGGGCCTCTGAAGCCACGACAGAATACCAGTACGTGAGGCCCACCACGCCGTTTTGTATCGTCGTCTGCGGCACAATATCGATCTGTGTAATTAGCAACTGCGCATTGTTCATGGCAAAACAGGAAATAAATGCTGGCAGTTGCTGCCCGATCGCAAGGCCAGATTTGAGCGTCATAAACGAGAGAATGCGCCCGATCACGCCGTATCTCTGAAGCAGGCTCGTGGCGTAAGCAGTCGCCGCCGCGACATCCATATTTTTGCTGGAAACATCCTCCACCGCCTCGACAATGCCCGATGGGTAGCCTGTTCCGGTCGGGTCAAGAATCGCCTGATATTGCGCCTGCGTGACCGTGCCAAAGCAGAACACCGTTGGATAGGGCGTCGCGTTCGGATTATTGACGCCGGTGTTGTCCACCACCACCGTCATGGTATACGCGCCGATGTACTCGACAATCAGCTCATCGAAGAAGCCCAGCACAGCCCCACTGGCGTCCTGTGTGATCGTCGTGGATCCGATCTGATAATAGAAATCCTTGCCGGTGTCCGTTCCCAGGATTCCCACGCTCTGCTTTTGCCCGTTGACCGTAACCGCCGGCGGCAGCGCGTTTTGCGCTATCGGATAGGTCAGCGTCCACGAGGTGCTTTTGGTGTCGCCGAAGACATCCAGCGTGGCCGTCTTCGTCGCCTGTACACCTTTCAGCTTCTGCCGGTTGCGGTAGAGGTCTGATCCATTTTCCATCGTCAGATTTTTCACCTGCACGTTGGCGGTGTTGGTATCACTGACGGTTTGCAGCACCCAGGGAGCCGGTACCGCCGTTTGCGCCTGAAAGGTGAGCTGGCGCGAGGGCAGCACCGTCCAGGCGTAATTCGCTTTTTTGTTCTGATCGTCAATATTGGCGCTGACATACGTATCCTGATAGTTGTCGCTGGCGTCCAGCATGCCGGGGCCTATTGTGCCGTCCGAGACAAATACCGCAGAATCCAGCACCTGTGGCGTTTGCGTCGGGTCGGTGCTGGTAAGCGTAAATTTGAGCTTCACGCTTTTCCCAGACAGATTATCCCCGTAGGCTTGCGCCCAGATTTGATAGCAGCGCAAGAGGCCATTTTCTAAGAGGCCAAATTTACCCGCCGCGAGCGGAGAAATATCGGTGTATTGCAGCACCTGCACGCCATCGAAGTAGACGGTCAGGACGCCGCCCTGATTGTCGAGCTTGACAATATGCCACGTGCCTCTGACAAAGCTGATCGTGACATCGGCTCCAAGCTGCGTATTGGAGCCGCCGGAGCGTTTATAGAGGCGCAGCAGGTTCTGATTTGAGGTTCCCTGACTATCCCACACGCGCACGAAATAGGAGTTATTCGCGTTCTGGTAGTTGGTCATCGGGCCGGAATTATCGGCCTGGTCAAAAATCGCCTGTATCCAGTTATCGGCCTGGCTCCATGCCGTATTGTAGATGAGCGTGGCGTTCGTGCCGCTATTGTTGGAGACGCGGCTGTTTGGCGTATCCCAGACCCAGTTGCCGCCCGCGCTGGCAAATTTGAGCGTAGAGCCGAAGGCGCGCGAGATATAGAAATACCCCGGCCCGCCGCCGGTAAAGCTGCTCTCGGTATAACTCGCGCTATCATTGCTGCTGAAGAGATCGACAAAAGCGGCAGGCTGCGTATTGATGCCCGATATGCCATTGCCAGGAGCGGCGATGCTCTGCCAGGTTGCGCCGCCGTCGATGGAGGTAGCCGCCGCGACGCTCGTATTCGCTGGCTGATTATCATTCCAGTTCACCAGCGCAGCCCCTGCCCGGCCAACGCTCGTGAGCGACAGGGCAGGGGAGACCCAGGTTCCGCTGGCACTCGGCTGTGAAGCAAGCCAGAGCGTCACGCCATGCAGCACGCCGGTCATGTATTCCGTTCCGTCGAGGGCGACGGTCACAATGGAGGCCGCGTTCTGCATGCTGAGAATCGCCTGCACGTAGAGATTGGTTCCACCGGCGGGCGTGACACCCGGCCCGAAATTGGGGATAGCGGCCCCGTTCATGCAAGCGTACCAGTTCGTGAGGTCGGTACTGGTCTGAATGGTGAGCGTGGCCCCGGCGGGCAGATCATCGTCCCATTGCACAACGCTATTTTCGATGGTACCAACAGAGCCAATCGCCAGGGCAGGAGAGGTGTGTGTGCCGGTCAGGCTCTGCACCAGTCCGAAATTATCAAAGAAACCGCTATGCACCAGGCCATCAGCGGCATTATTCCAGAAGCGCAAACCCACGCCGCCCGATGCCGTGTAGGTCGAATCAGTGGCGTTGAGATATAGCACCTCATCCAGATAGACTTTGTGACTGCTGCCATTCACCACGACCTTCAGGCGATGCACGTCGCCCGGATTGAGCGTCAACGCCTGACTGGCAACCGTCGTAAACGTGGTTCCGACGTTGTTGTTGGCCCCATAGCCGAGGCTGATCAGCGTTGGCTGAATGGCCGCATTGTAGGCGAAGCTATTGGAGCCGCTGCCCCAGTTCGTCGTCCGGTAGACAATGCCGCTATTGCAGTTGGCTGCCGGTACCTGTACATCGAGTTCGACCGTAAAATCTTGCCAGTTGCCCACGAAATTGAGCTGGCAACGCGCGTCATTGCCGTGCGCGCAGGTACAAAGCTGCTGGCCCTGTAGGAGCGGCGTGGTGCCGCCGGGGTCGCTGCTCCACGTCGTTTGATTGGCTGTATTGGCGTCATCCCAGTTGCGCCAGTAGCCCCAGAGGTAAATGTCTCCGCCAACGACCTGCAAATTGCTGTTGGAGCCGCCGGAGAAGTTGTCCGCGAGATGCGCGTCGGTTTTCGTGCAGGCGTAGGCGGGATTCACCGTCCAGCCAATGGCAGAGAGCGTGGGTGAGGCTTCCGGCGATGGGCCGACAATCGAAAAACTGATTTTCGTCTGAAGAGAGACGCCGCTCGTGTTCATGCCCACCGGCAAATTGGGAATAGGCGTGGTGGACAAAAGCTGAGAAAGATCAGGCAGCGTCTGCCAGGTCACGCCGCCATCGAAGCTACTTTGCACTGTCAGCACCGTGCCAGCGGCGCTCACATCGGCGGTGTAGGAAATCGTCGAGGACTGCATGATGCCCACGCTGGCAATGCTCGTTGCGGGCGAAATCCGATAGCCGTACTGGCTGTAGGCGGTAACGGTCGTCACGCTCGGAAATTCATAACCGAGCGTCTGGAGCTGCACATTGGTATTGAGCGAGCTATTGAAGATCGTCAGCTTTGTTGTTCCGCCGTTGGTAATGCGGACGTTGCGGAAATACGCTGTGTACTGGCCCTGTGAGTCGCCTTCCAGCGCCACCATCGCCTGCGAAAGCGTGCCATGTCCGTTGGCGGGCAGGCTGGAAAGGTCAATGGAACGGCTATACCATTGATCGTTGGCAAAGCCAGAGAGATCGGAGCCTGGATGCAGGTTGAAGCCCTGCTGATCGACCAGCTTGTGCGTATTGCCAGAACTGGTATAGGTGAAGTCTCTGAGCGTCTGCCCGTCTGAGCAGATGCCGTCAACGCCCGCCTCGATTTGCGGGGATGTGCTGGAAATCCAGACATCGTATTGCAGCGTGTCACCTGAAACAAGCGTGTAGCTGCCCGCCCAGATTTTGAAGTAGACGTACTGGTTGCCATAGCCGGTAGAGGCCGTGCCGGTCAGCTTGATGGCCTGCGTTGAGGCCAGCGAGAGCAGATTATTGGCGGCTGCGACGTTGTTCAGCGTGCCACTGCTAAAGGCGCTGGTCGTCTTCTCCGTTTTCGTGACGATGCTGCCTGCCAGCGCCAATTCCAGATCGCCGTCGCCCGCGTTGCCATCCCCTGCATTGCCGGTCGCCTGTGTGTTGGAAAGCGTCGCGCCCGCCGTCCAGTCCGTTTGCAGGTGATTGAAGTCCAGCGCGAAATTACCGAAGATGCCTTCTTGCGCAAGCACCTGCTGGATTTGGTCAGCCACGATCACGCCGCCATACTGGTTGGCGTAGAGGCTGTTGGACGTGCGTTTGGAGGTCAGCCACGTCATGTCTGCGATGCTATTGCACGTCCAGAGGTTGGTTGACTGCGGCGTGAGGTTGCTGGCTACAGGATCAATCAAAAAGCCTGCGAAAATGGTGCCTTGCACGCTATCCACAATCGAAACGGGCTGGCCTTTGCCGTATTGCGCCGTGCCTGCATTGTCGATGATCGTAAAGCTCACTTGCGGAACCTGATTGAGCTTTGAAGAGGCTTTCAGCGAGCCTTCTCTGATCTGGACAGCGTTGTTGTTGACGGTGACAGTAAGATTGCTCATGCTGCACGCCTCACAGGGCCCGAATGGCTAGCCATCTTGAGGATACGCTGCCCGACCATATCGGCCATCTCCATGCTGTCAATATAGAGATGGTTGTGAATATGGATTTCCGGCGCGCTGCCCCCGCTCATCGCGCTGTACATGGCAGGGGTAGGATAGCTGCCGCTCGGATAAATTGACGCGCCCTGCGGAACGTACATGAGTTCAGGCCCGTTCTCACCTACCACGGCAATATGTGATGTCGGGCTGTTGGTAATGCCGCTGGCATGGCCGGGAAACGGGCTGTTACTCGTGAAATCGGAGCTGAAGCCCGTTCCCATGTGGTGGATACGCATGAAGTTCGCATTCGCTTGATCTGCCGCCTCCGCGCTTTTCTGCTCAATGTAGGCCGCCACATCATTCATGTACTGAATGGTCGACTGATCCAAACTTTGCAAATCGCCAATGGCATTGCCGACAAATTGTTTGAATAAATCCTGCGCTTTTTGCGACAGGGTTTGCGCGCTGGTCAGGCTGTTATCGGCCATGTTGGCGAAGGCCCCGCGCACATCCTGGCTCATGTCGTTGGTCTGGTCGACCACGACGTTTTTCATTTGCACAGTATCTTTTGCCACGTGATTGCCCATGTCACCCATGACACCCTTGACGCCCTGAAGGACGGTTTCCATGTCCAGCGTTTTGCCCTCGACATGGCTGGTGAAATCGTCCCACATGGCCTTGATATTGCCGAGGCCGCTAAAGGGAGCCAGTCCGTCCAGCAGGCCATTTTTGATGTTCTCGCCAACGGATGAGGCCCATGACGGGTTACTCGCGTCTTCCTGAAAATGGTTGAGGTTGATGGCGACGGCGGCAATCGCGAGGGCGGCAGGCCCCATTGCCGCCACAATAGAGCTTCCGGCAGTGGTGGCAGCCGTGCCAACGGCCTCGGTGCTGGCAGCGGTCGCGTCCGCCGTCTCACCCACTGCGGCAATTTCCGTGTCCATCCCCGCCGATGAGGCCGCGACCTCCCCTTCAGCAGTGGTGGAGGCCGCGCCGATAGACTCGACCTCGGTAGCAGTGGTTTCCGCTGTCGTACCAACGCCCTCGACGCTGGTTTCCATGTCGTCCCAGAGCGAAAGTTGCGTCGGACCAGTTTCGGCGACCGCCGCCACTTCTTCCTGTGTCGTTTCAGCTTCTGTGCCAAGATTTTCAACGGAGGTTGCTGTTTCGTCAGTCGATGTCTTCAGGCCATCCAGATCGGCCTTCAGGTTCGGGAATTGCTTGGAGATCAGGTTGTCGATGGATGCGCCGAGCTTGTCTTTGAAAGAGCTAGCCAGATTGGCAACGATGCCCTCGCCCTCGTTGAGTTTCGCAAAGATCGACGCGAAACCGGAGACGGTATCGGCAATTTTCAGGCCAATAAAGGCCGCGCCCAGCACCCCTACTGCCGTCGCCAGAATGTAGGTTTGCGGCCCGCCTGAAGTCAGCCAGCCAACGAGATCAGCCAGCCAACCAACAAGCGTCCCGGCCACTGAAGCGACAGTACCGATGGTATCTGCCAGATTCGACAATGTATTTTTGGCCGCGCCGCTGGTATCCAGCCACTGCGCAAAGCGGCCAACGGCGGAGCCGACGTTGGAAATCAGGCTTTCCAGCGGCGGCAATACGTTCTGCTCTAAATCGTTGCCGACGTATTGCAGGAAAGCGGAGACATGCGGCAGGATGTCACGCAGCGCGCCCATGACATCCTGCACCACGCCGCTGTTATTGGCGGCGCTGAGCAGGCCAGAAGCGAAATGGCTGAGATCGCCGGTTACGGTCTGGACGATGGACGCGCCGCCGCTCAGAATGCTGAACAGGTCAGCAAACGCGGCCTTGACATCCGCCGGATTGACGGTACTCAAATCCTTCTGGACGGTGATGAAAAATTCGTGGATATTGCCGAAGATACCGGAGACATTGACGCCTCCGCCCAGGTTCAGGCCCTTGAACAGCCCGCCAAGCTGTGTCAGCGTGTCGCCCACGTCCTTGCCAACCGAGGCCAGCCCCTTTTGAAAACTGCCGGAGGCCAGCAAGGTTCCGATTCCATTCAGCCCCTGCTCGACATCGTAGAACAGGCTGCCCTTGACGACTTGCCCGCCCTGCACACCCAGAAAGGCTTCCCATCCCAGTTTGAGGTTGGAGACAAAGGTGGAAAGCTGGCCGTTCATGGTCGTGGCTTGCTTTGCCATGCCGCCGCCGAAGGTGTCTTCCATGCCTTTTGACAGGGCAGGCAACACCACGTCAGACGTGAGCTTGCCCTGCTTTTCCATCTCTTGCAGGACAGAAACCGGCTTGCCCATTGCCTCTGACAGCAGTTTCCAGGCGGGAATACCATAGGTTGAAAGCTGCATCATATCGACGGCGGTGAGCTTCCCTTGCGCCTGAATCTTGCCGAAGATATCGATCACGCTGGACAGGTTGGCGTCGGTACCTTTGCCTAGCGCGCTGAGTGAGTCGCCAATAGCCGTGATGTAGGGGATGACCGATTTCGTCTGGAAGCCGAAGGCAATCAGTTTTTCAGCGGCGTTGTCGATGGCGTCGGTCTGGAACGGGGTACGCGCCGCGAAGTCGTTGAGCTGCGAAAGTTCCTCTTTTGCCGCGCTGGTAGAATGCATGAGTGTATCAAAGGCAACGCCGGTCTGCTCAGCGGAAGCGGCGGGGGCAAGCAACGAGCCAACCGTATTGATTGCGGTAGAGGCCAGCGTTTGCAGGCCCAGAACGGCCATGCCAACCTGAGAAGCGAAACTGACGACGGAGCCGATTGCGCCAAAAAAGCCGCCACCGGCAGCGTCGCCTGCCTGTTGCGCGGCAGGCCCGACGCTGTTGATTTGCTCTTTCGCAGAGGCTATTCCGCTCGTGAGGCCCGATAAATTGACCTCAAACGAGACTTGTAACGCTCCCAGATCGTCGCTCACTCTGGCTTTGCCGCTTTCAATTCAAACAAGGCCCGATAACCCAGCAGTTCGCTATCAGGCCAGTGGACAATCTCATGCACAGGCACGTGCAAAATCAGGCTTAGCTCGTAGAAGAATCGCTCCCTGGGGTCGGACTCGAGTTGTCTTTTTTTTCGTCAACCACCTGTGGCGTCCAGGCGGCTGTAAGCGCGCGCGCCTGATTGATAAGCGGAAGCAACTTCGTGAGGCCCACGCCCTCGGCCAGCGTCGTAATTTCCTTCAGGTCAAACACCGGCTGCGGCGGGCTTTCCTTTGTAAGCAGCGCCAGCGCGATATGGCGCAAACCGGACGTGGGCAAGTCAGCATTGACGATATTGGCCTCAGCAGGGGTGAGTTCGCGCAACTGCACGGCAGGGGTACCATCGTCGTTGAGAAAGCCAGGCAGGACAGCTTTCAGAAACTTCACATCGACATCCTGCATGGTGAAGCCAAGATTGTAGAGATAGTTTCTGAGTTCGTCTCGTGTTTTTGCCATGTAATCAATCCTCCAATGTTCTGTGCTAAATCAGGACAATTTGTCCATCGACTTGAAAACTGGAATTGTTTTCGTTGATCGCTGCAACGGGGCTATGGATATCCGAATCCTTGACATAGCAATAGCCCTCGGCGCGCGTGTTATCCGGCGCGACGCAGGAGAGGATGAGCAGATCGCCAGCAGAGAGATGACCCACCAGCGTCTCGTCAATCCACCAGCGTTTGAGCGTGAAGACGCCACCGCCAAGTACCGGCAGATAGTCCGCCCACATGGAGCCGCCGGGGCCTTTGTGCGTCGTCACGTCGGCCATGTTGCGCGTCATTTGCGCATCCCAGTCGGATGTACCGCCAACAGAGGCATAGACATAGTATTTGCCGCTGTGGATGCGAACCTGTGTGCCTGATGCGTTCGCGGAACCAAACACAATCTGCGCGGTGAGCGCGCGCAGGGTGTACGTGCTGGATGAAACTGTTGACCAGGTTGTGCCATCAGGGGAGGTCTGCACCACAAAGACGGCTGATCTATCCAGATAGCGATGCGCCTGGTTCGTGATGTTGTAGGTTTTGTGATCCCCGCTATCGGTAAAGGCTTCATCGGTCATAGTGACCGAGGGCAGAGAGACGATGAGGACATCTCCCTGCACACCTGCCATCGCGCTCATGCTTCACCCCTTTCACGCCGCTCTACAGGCTGATTTATGCGTAGACTACCGCGCCGGTTACCGTAATTTCGGCGGTGAAATCGACTTTGTTGTTGACGGGCGCGTGTGGATGCCACTGCGACACATAGCCGGTAAAGGTCGCGGTTGAAGTACCATCCGGCGAGAGGATGAAGTACAGCAGCGTGGCGTTGGCAAAGGCGTTGCGCAGCACGACCTGTCCATTGGTATCAGACATGTCGTAATTGCCCTTGATCGTCAATTTCCCGGATTTCAGGCCGGGAATGTACTGTTGCCAGGTGTTGCCCATCGCAGACACATCGTACATAGCCTGTTGCGCGGGCATGTCATAATCGTTGCCATTGCCCATTTGATTGGTCGGCGACGCGCTGGTACCGACTTTCAGGGTAGCTACTGAGCCTGCTGATGCTCCCATGATAATAAGCTCCTTCCGAGGGCCTTAGCCCTGCGTACACACAAGATAGCGATGAAAAATTGCTTGCGTTAAGCCGTCGTTTTGCGGCGGTTCCTGCTCATTGTCGAAGTAGAGCAGAAAGTTCGTAAAGCCACCGGCAAGGGTAAGCGGCTTATTATGCGTAAGCTCATGCACTTGCTTCATAATGGCCCGTGCTTGCGCGCCGCCGCCTGATTGCGTGAAGCAAGAGACTTGCACGTACACATCTTTGCCGTCCGTCCCGAAGGCAAAGCCCCTGCCTTGCTGTGTCGTGATCGGAAAGACGACCAGGTACGGAAATGACTGTCCGGTGGGCGCGCTGCCAGCATCGAACACATTGCCAGGCGGGTTCGTCGGATTACCCAGCAAACCTTGCAATGTCGAGTCGCCCATATAGCGCGCCATCAACGCAGCCTCGATTTCTCCGGTTGGTAGTCCCACTGGCTAGCTCCTGTAAATGTCCTGTAGCTCTTGAAGCAGGTTCGTTCGAGCGTCCACATACGCTGGAAAGAGCGATGGGCGCGCCCGCATGCGGCTCGTACCAAGTTCCAAAAAGATGCCGTAAAAAACGGTGTTGTAGACACGACACTGGCATGGCCCCGTCTTCTCATAGGTATAGCCAGCGCGAAAGCGACCTGTATCAACCGGCGCGCGCTGCTTTGCCCCCGCCTGGCAATCAATACCGGCCCCCTGCACGGCGTTGTCGGTCTGTTGTGTCTTTTGCGCCAGCCATGCGTCCAACTTTGCGTTGATGGCAGCAGTCCCGTTGATGTTGATGGAAAAGCTATCTGCCATTTATGGCATCTTCCCACTCTGCATAGCCGCCTGAACAGCCAGGCGCATGGCAACGGCGTTCGTTAGCTCGTGTAGCGGCAAATTCTTGATATCCGCAAGCTGGCGCGCCACTTCCTGCCGGATAAGTTCTTTGATGTCCAGCGACTTCACCAGTTCGCTGACTTCCTCGGAAACATCGATGCGGATAGTTGCATCAGTTGTCGCCATTAGCCCGCCTCTTTCTGTTTGTATCGCTCTTGCCCCTGAACGCGGGTGATAATCCCAAGTGCAGAACGTACCCCGCTATAATGCTCATTGGCATAACTCTGCTGTTGGATCTGAAAATCGATAGTAAGCCCGGTCATCGACTTGCCCAGAGCGGAATAGGCCAGCACGAGTGACACCCACCGCTCATTGTAGTGCGGGTTTTCCGGCTCACCTAACTCTAGCCGTGCGTATTCCTCGTCAGGCAAGATGAGTCGGACATCTACGTCACGCCACTGCTTATTTAGCACGGAGGAGCCGACGTGATAGGCGGTATGCCCGAACGCCGCCCATATTTGATGTCCGAAGGCTTCTAAGTACAGGTCTGCTGGCATCCCGACGCTCATTAGTTCGCACCTTTGCGCTGCAATGCGCGCTGCTGCAATGCCGCCATACGTCGCTTGCGGTTCTCTTCCCGCATGGCACGGCTGGTGTAGCTTCCCAGCGCGACCACTTGCGTCATGCTCGGAAAGCGCCGCGCTATCGCCTTCTTAAAGCGCGCTATATCCTCATCCAGTTTTTGTTCTGCTGTATCGTTCATCAGTTCACCACCTGTGCTTGCACTTCATGGCAGATGAGCCAGAGCGAGACATTGGCCTCGTTCGGATTCTCGACGCCCAGAAGCTGATAGACATGGTTCACGCCGTGCGCGCTATAGAGTACCCGCATCGGCTTATTGTTCAGGTCGCCCGCGCCCACTGCCACTGACTTTTGAAAGCGAATTTGCATCGCTCTATCCGCCTCTGGATAGAGTTGGAAGTAGCGATACACTTTGCCCATGCCGCGCCCCATTGATCGATCAACAAAATTCGCCCAACAGGTGTAGATCGTTTGCCAGTTGTCCTGCCGGTTGTTCTGATCGACCCAGGTATACTGGTTTTGCTGTATCTGAATCCGCCGGTTCAGGTCTGAACTGCTGATCTGATCTTTTGCCCCTGGCATCAATTACCTCGCTATATCCAGGCCGTCGCCTCGCGCTTTGCCAGGAATTTCTGAAGCAAGCCAGGCGGCAAGTCCTCTGCCTCACGGTTCTGATAGAAAAAGGCCAGGCCATCGAACATGGCCTGTTGCAGATCAGGTGGGAGTCCACCGAAGCCGTAGCCAGACCAGTACGTGAACAGCCAGAAGTTGACCGTGAGTGGGTCCTGCACATACACCCGCGCCGGTTCGCTCGTGTCATCAATCCAGATGTTGGTGGAGCCGTCTGGGTTGGTGAATTGCGGGAACGTTGCCCACTGGTCAAAGGCCGTCGTTTTCGTTTGCATCAGGAAGGTCTGATCGGTCTGTACCGGCGCAACGGAGAGGTCAAAGTAGAATTGGGCCGCCCCGAACGGGTTTGCGCCTAGCTGTTCCTGGTATTTGTACCAGTTTGGGCCACGATTGACCGGTCCTGACAACTCCCCGCCTGTTGGCCGGTCAATCGTGTAGAGTTCCTGGATTTGCTGGGTGGCAAACGCCCGGCCTGAGATCGTCTCCCCGATGCCGCGCACGCGGGTGATGAGGCCAGAAATCACCGTATCGTCATCGCTGAAGTCAACGCGCAGCCACGCTTTTGCATCAGCAAGCGCAATCGGCTCCTCGGATACTGGGGTGATGACCTTGTAGACGCCGCCACTCATGCAGATTCACGCTCACTTTCTACAGTTGATAGCCGTGCGCGTTCACACAGTTGTTGGTATTGCCGCTGCCCAGGCTTGGGCAGGTGACAGTAATGGCCGTGTTCACAGCACTGGAACGCAGGGGCGGGTTGAATTCCACCACGAGCGGGCTGTTCTGTGCGTTCACGCCTGCAACCACACCGACCGGAAACGTCTCCGTCCATGTGCCATCGGAGACCGTCGCATTGACCACTGAGGCAGCCGTTGCGCCCGTGCCAACAATCTCAAAGCCGGTGATATAGGTATATTTGCCGGAAGCCGCGGCAAGCGTTGCCGCCGCCGTTGCCGCCGCCTGGTTGCCAGAACTGGCAACAAGCGGCGTAGCCCCAGCAGGGTAAGGCGCAACGCTGGCGGCTGGCACATCAGGAACAACCGGATAGGTCATACTTCACCGTTTCCTTTCTCTGCCTAGACATTGGCAGGCATCAGGCGCGGGCGACCCGCAACGATAATCACGTCATAGCCACAGCCAGTAGACGGGCTGCCAGTGACGGTGGAAACCACGCGAATGTAGCGTTTCGCGCCGATGTAACCCACGCGCTGGTTGATGGCCGTCGCGGAACTACTGATCGCATTGGGCTGAGCGTTGCCGGTGGGATTGCTATTGCTGTCATTCAGCTTTGAAGGCGCGCTATTCGTCGTGCTGGTAGCACTCCAGGCCACCAGGTCAGTGGCTGCCACCGCTCCCAGGTCAGTGCTGCCATCGGCGCTCTCATGGATAACCGGGGTGATCGTGCCATCGGTGTAGTTGCCAGCCAGAATGTAGATCATGGCCCCGTCGTAGTTCGCCAGATCAATCCAGGCGCTGGTCTGCGTTGTTTTCACCACAGGCAGGGCAGAGAGGCCGGTAAAGAAGCTGCCCACCTCCGAAACAATATCTCTCATGTGCTGTATCTCCACTGGCAGGGGATAACACCCCCGCCTTGATTACTTGACAATAACAAACGCTTTGCGCCTAGTTGCACTTGAGCGTGCGGAACGCTTCGGGAAGCAGCACGCCACCGCCCACGCGCATGCGGGCGATGAAGCCGATCAAGCCGGACTGCGCGTAGAGTTCGTTCAACTGCTGGATGTTGAGGGTGATCCTGTCCACGATCATGTAGTTGGAAAAGTCGCCCACCGCAATCGGGTAGTTGCCCGTGCCGATTTCCGACATGTCTGGCATCTCGACATAGGGCGTGTCGTAAATCTGGGCGGGCAGGCCACCTGCGGCGAAGGGCTGCCAGAGCGGGCGGTTCTGGCTGTCCTTAAAAAGCCTGATGGTGTTGAGCGTACCGCGTGTGAAGATGTACGTCGCGTTGGCATCGTAGTCGGCCTTGAGGTCCATCTTGACGTTCAACACATCGTCGGCGTTGATCTTGCCCACTGCCGCGCCGGAAAGCACATAGGGAATCTGCTGGACGTTGTTGTTTTTGCCAGCAGAGCCGCCCGTGAAGCTGGATGTTGCGGCATTGGGATAGCTCATAATACCCTGTGGCTGCCCACTACCAGAGCCATTGATAAACGCCGCGCCCTCAGTTTTCGCGAACTGGAGCATGAGGCGCTGCTTGATGAGGTCTTCCAGGTTGAACATGGAGTCTTCCAGGTTCTGCTGGCTAATCCTGAGCAGGCCACGCAACTCATGTACCGGAATGGTGATCATGCCGATGGTCGGGTCTTGCGAGTTGCTGAAGGACGCCGGCTCAGAGGACCAGTAGGCCGTCGTGTCGTTCTGCAAACTGGGCATCTGGACTTTTTCGCCGGAAGTCGTCTGAGTGCGGCAAATCTTACGCATGGGCGAGACAAGCAGCCGATAAGCAATCAATTCGTCCATGAAGTCGGTGCTGGCGAAAAAGCCGCCGGTGGTCGCATCTGCTGCATAGAGAGCTTTGCGCTCGGCAGGCATGAACTCTTTGACAATGAGTGCCTTTTCCGCAGGTTCGAGCAGGTTAATGTCGCCCCTGGCTTTCATGGCCTTGATAAACGCCTGGTGTGCTGCGCTGCGCTCTTTCTTGCCACTACTCATCGGCGGGCGGGAGCGGGCAATGCGCTCAGCGTCCACCGCGTCCATCAGTTCGTTGACGCGCTCGTTGAGGCGGTCAATAATCGTTTTCTGCTCAGTAGGCATGGCCCCGGTTTTCGAGGTCAAATCCTCCTTGATCTTCTTTTGCTCTTTGTCGAGACCATCGACGCGGGCGGAAATTTCCTCAGCCAGTGTTTTGATCTCGTCCTGAATATCCGTTAAAGTTGGCATATTCGATCATCCTTTTGTAAGGTTGTTATGATGCACGTTGGGTCAGTTTCTGGCGGATAGCGCGGAGACTGGACAGGGCAGCATCGATTTCTTCCTCATTCGCGGTATCGCTTTTCTGCGATGGGCGCGGGGAAGTGGCACGTGTCCCGGCACGGGACGAGGTGCTTGCTTTGCCTTCCTGGTTCGTTCCGGCGTTGCCTGAGTCGGTACCATAGGCTCCCTCTGAGCCTTGAAGGATGGTTGCCAGATCGTCGGCGACGTTTTGCACAGACTTCATCTGGCGTTGCACGCTCTTGGTGAGCGAGTCAGCGGCGTCATGCAGGCCGTCTGCGTGGTCTTGCAGGGCCTGCACATTGGCTGCGCTGAAGGCGCGCCCGGCTTTGAGCGCCTTGCTGTCACCATTTACCATTGAGGAAACGCTGTCGGCCGCGTCGTGCAGTGCGTCGGCATGGGCCTGAACTTTCTTCATGGCCTTGCTTGCGGCAGTGCGGAGTGAGTCAACATGATCTGAGGTGAAGCCGCCGGTTGTCGCGTCGGCAGCATAGCTGGCCTTGCGGGCAAGCTCACGTTGGCGGCTCATGTAGTAGTAATAGGGGCGGGCGATGTCATAGCCGTACTGGTCGGCGATTTCCTGCATGTAGTTGGAAACATCCAGGTCGATGCCCTTTTGCACATAGGCTTTCAGGGCATCGATGAAGCCCAGCGTGTTGCCGGTATCGTCGCTGCCATCAGCGGTCCCTTCCAGAATGGTGTTGACCACATCATCCTGTGGTTCGTCGCCGATGCTAAAAATATCAATGACCGACTGCTGCAATGCACACACGAGATTCTGAAAGTCGGTGTAGAGCCAATCTTTGATCTGCTCAAGTCGGTAGTGGTCGTTGAAGTCTTTGCGCTGCATAGGGCGTCTCCTTGCCTTGCCGTCGTCTTTCCAGGGCGCGACAATCGAATCGTCGTCAAATTCCTTTGCCATGCGGCTGTAGTAGGTTTCGATTTTGGCTTTCACACCGTCCACGTCGCCCTCTGGAATGTCCGCCGCCTCCACGCCGTGCGCACCTGCACAGGCGAAAATGGCACGCGGCATCGCTTTGATAGCGCCGCCAACGACATCGCAGAAGAGGAGTTTGTAGGAGGTGACATTCTCTGGTGCTGAGTCATCGAACCAGAAATGCACACTCTTCATACCGGCGGTGTCTAAGTTGCCATCGCTATCAGTGAATTGGGCAACAATGCGCCCATATGCTGCGTCGTTATCCCAGGTCGTCTTCCGATTGCCGAGCGGCCATGTTGTTTTGCCGGAAGCCCCTTTGCGCTGCATGGCTTTTACTCCCGCGATATAGGTGGCGTCATTCATCGGGAACGTGACGGGATCGACCGAGAAGAGGCGCAGTTCTGAGAGGTCGCGCACGCCCGATTTGTCGTATTTCGCCCCGCCTGCTGGCACATCGTAGATAATGGAGAGATCGTCAATCATGCCCGCCTTTGCCAGCGCGTAGAACTCGCGCCCGCGCTGGGTTGCTAGAGCAATATCGCCCTTACAGAGCAGCCCCGTCGCGTCCTCGGTCATGTCATACCAGCCGCCGATCAGCTCATGGTCATCGTGCTGCCAGAGCATTTTGAGGATGTATTTTTTCTCGCGTGCCTTTGCCCGCGCCTTGCTGTTTTTGATCGTGCGCGTGAACGCGCCGGGCAGGATGCGATCATTACCCTCATCAACATTGTTGAAAATGGCTCCATAAGCTTCGATGTGTCCGAACTCTTGCCCACTCTCATCGGTAGTGACGCCTGTGGCTTTGACCTGGAAAGTCAGGCGTTTTGTCTCTCTGCTCATACCAGCACCACCTCCTGCACAAACTTGCGGTAATCCGCCCGCCGGGCGCGCTTCTCTTGCTCATCATCGTCGCTCTCGTCATCAGTGCTGGCAGGTACTTGCACGCGCTTGAAGAACACCGTGCATCGGCAATTCGCCAACTGAGAGGCAGGTGCGCCCATCGTGTTGTCACCTGGCTGCATCAACTGATAGCCACCCACCTCAAACGGCTCGTCCATTGCGACTTCCTGACCGTCAGCATCAGCATGATCGGGCCGCGTGCGACCATCTGCCGTTGCCAGCCAGACTTTGTTGAGCGTCAACCCGCTCTGCTTTGCGGCCTGCACCGCGCCCCAGTTCGATGCGGCCACAACTTCCGTTCTGGCGATGACGGTACTTCTGTTGGGGATGATCTGTTGCAGGTAGAGCGTGTCGATGCGCTTTGCAAGCTGGGGGATGGATTCACCGGCGTCTACACCGTCTGCCAGTGCCTGACGCAACAGATCCAGCGTGGTCTGGTTAATCTGGCTAACCTTTGTCCCGGCAAGCTGAAGCAGATACTGAATGGTCTGCGTATTAAAGAGATTGGCCAGTGTCGTTGTCTTGGTAACATGGCGCGCTCCCTGTGATTTCAAGTCCTTTGCGATGGCCCCACCCACATCGCTTGCCACGTCCTGATAGAGCTTGACGAGCAGCGAGGTGAGGTCATCGTCCTGGCTGTCTACCGCCTCTTCCACGAGATTTTCCAGGTGATCCTCGTCAGTTGCGGTCGGTAGGGCCTTGTGCAGCTTCTTGATAACCGCTTCTTTCTCCGTCGTGAAGTAGTCCTGTAAGCGGCTCTCTGCTTCCTCCTCCCACTTTGTGCGTAGTTCCTCTACCGACGCCAGGTAAGCAGCCTTTTGTTCAGCAGTGGAGAGGTCGAGTGCTTTCGTAGCACGAGCGGCAGCGTAACGATGAAGAGGATGAGCAGATTTGCCAGAGCCGTTGCTACCGCGATCATTGCCATTTGCATCAGGCTTTGTATTATCAGGGCGTGTGTTGGCATCGCTAGTGTTTCCTCCATCAGCGGGTTGCCCCGGCGGGGGATTGTCGAGTTCATTTTCTGGTACCGGTGCAGGTGGCGCGGCTGGCTTTTGCAGCGATTGTTCGGCGTATTTGTCCAGTTCGTCCTGCTGTACCAACACGGCTCCGAAGCGGAACACGTCGCCGCCTGGCACCGATGGCAAGTCTTGCAGAGTGCGCGCCTCATTGAGCGTGATGCTGGACGCAGAGCCTGCCGCCCAATTCTGAAAAGCCCGCTGCGCACGCGCCGTCTTCGACGCCTGGATGACTTCCTGCACGACTTCTACGGTGGTTTTGTCGTAGTAGAGATAGGCTACGGGTCGTCCGCTGCTATCGCAGAGGTCAGGGTACATGGGAACCAGCCACATGTTGAGCAGGTCGTAAAATTCGTCATTCTGCGGAAAAATGGCCTCGGTGTAACTGGCCGCTTTCGCTTCCTTCATGTTGTCGTAGGTGGTGGAACTGGTATCCCCGATCAACTGAGGCGGCATGTTGAGAATGTTGGCAATGCCTCCGCCGTTATACTTCATCGAGTTGAGCCAGTCCATCTCTGAGGGCGGCAGACCCGTTGACTGCCACGACAGCCCGCCGTCCAAGAGGGGCGCTTTGCCCGCGTTCTGATAGCCGGACAATTCCTCTTGCAGCGCCTTTTTGAGTTTTTGCCGGTCATTGGGTGAGAGAATTTGCGCCAGTATCCACGCGCCGGGCGGCTTTGCCATGTTCTGTAGGAGCGCGAGGTTCCATTTCTTCGCGGCGGTCTGTTGATCGATCAGAAGCGCGGCCACCTCGACAGGAGAGAGTCCCCAGAGCGGGTCATCCGGCGCCCACGTCTTGAGATGACCGATATTGCGCGGGTCAATGGGCTTATCCCTGCCAAACGGCTCGTATTCGTAGTGATCGATACCCCGCGTCGCAGTCGGCACAATCGTAACTTTTTCCGGCTCCAATGTCCACAGTTCATCGGGCGGACCAGATGCGGCTTTGCGAATGGCGTAGAGAAAGGCGTTGCCCGTGACATTGAAGAAGCCCAAAACCGACTTCCTGAAATAGACGCCGCTCCACTCCGCATTCGGGCGCGCCAGTTTATCCAGCAGCGGATGGCCGTCAATTGTCTTGCTCATCGTGCGGTCGGTGTAGAGGACAGGCGGGATGGCTGCGCCGTTGGTGATGAGGTAGTTGACGCATTTGTACAGGGTATCGGATGTGCGATAGCCCTCTTGGGCGTAGGCGCGGTAGTTTCTGGGCATGGAACGCGGCTGGGGGATATCGTTGACAGCGAGGGCGGCAAACATGGGGTTGCTTTTGAGATCAGCAACCTCAATGGAGGGCAGGCGCTGTACCGGCATGCGCGAGATATGCGATTGTTTGCGATTGCGCCGTCTGCTCAATGAAAAAGCCGCTCCTGTTCGGAACGGCCTGGTAGCATGGCGCTTAGCGGCTCTCAGATTATGATTGTTGAGAGTAGTATAACCTATGGGAATGAATTATGCAAGAGTTATTAGCCGATCAGAAGAAAGATGCTCTCTTGCCCATGTTTTGATCTCGTTCAGCTTTGCAGTGGGCGCGGGCGTGTTGAGCGTATCCAGGTTCACTTGAATCACGTAGCCGATCATGTTTTCAGCAGCAAACAATTCACGCACAATGCCATGATGCGAACTGGTGATATAGGGATGCCAGGCATTGAACAGCTTTTCGTATTCTTTCTGCGCAGACTGCTGAGCTTGCTGTACAACCTGATGCTTTTTGAGAATAGTAATATCATTCACTGCTCATCCTCCCGCGCTAATCTTTTCCATAATATCCAGGGCCTCTTTGGATATATTCTTCGGGAATTTGATAAGTTTCCACTCCATTTGCATATAATCAAATACGCTCGCGAGATTTTGGTCAAAGACATCCTGATAGGTGATTACAAGACGATAGTAACTCTGACTTGGAACTAGAGCAACCCCCGGAGCGAGTCTACAATCTTCATTGAATTCTAACTCACGATCGAAATATTCTACGGCCAACTCTTTTCCCTGTGGCACATAGTTGTTTGTCTTTGACGAAAGTACCGTAACCCTGGCAGCCTTTTTGCCATCATGGCTTGACTTAGGATAAAAGATATACCCTCTTACATTCAGAGCAATTCCTGTTCCTTCATTAGTTATTTTATGCGGGGGATTGAGTATTGTATCAGGAATAAGCAATGGACGATGCTGTTCATAGAGGGCATCTTGGCTTAGCCTTACCTGATCTTGACCAATCTTTACCTGCTTTCGATAAATAAAAATGATCCAGGTATTAACCCCTATTGAAATCGCAGCAATAACAGCTAAAACTACCGTTGCCCAAGCCGTCACCATAGATGATACATCATTCGCTTGCATACTACCCTGCCCTTCCAACAATTCACTTTCAGCCTGTACTACTACACAGGCTCTGCTTATCTGACAGTATAGCACATTCCGCCATCTCTTGCCGCATTTTGTCCAGTTCTGCCCACGGAATGATATACACCTGCCTGCATTCCCCGGCGCGGCATTTGATCGCTATGCCCTCAGCGGTAATGCGAAAGAGCTGGTGCTTGCGTGGGCAAGAGATGCGCTGGTCAGTCATTCCAGCCTCCATGACTTTCAAACCACTCGAAGGGGTCAATTTTTTGGATCTCCGCAATCGTGGGCGGCTTCGTCTTCTCTTGCGGCTCGACGCCTTGAAGCGGTAGAGCAGGTACGCACACTTCTTCAGCGGCCATTGAATGATTATCCACCTGATCATCATGCGCGCCTTTTGGAAAGGTCAGATGCTCCGCTTCCCAGTCCGGCAGCCACGACGCGCCCGCCAGGAAATACGTTTTGCCGTTCTCGCTCCACACACTGGCAGTCGCGGCCCGGCTCACTTTGTCCTTCACCGGCTTGTACTCGCGGCACGGTATCCCCTGCGCCAGTGCCTGCTGAAAGAAGGCAAGCTGATACGCGACCGTCTCGACTTTCCAGTAGCCAGGACGAAAACGAGCGTGCAGGCTCTGAAGCATCCTGAGCTGCGCAGCATTATCCAGATGGTCACGCGCCACAAAGCGCAAGAGCAGATCGCTGTCGGGAGTGACCACCCACACGGCAAACACGGTGTAGTCCGCTTCCTGCTTGCTACTGATTGCCAGGTCCAGCGTGCCGAATTCAGAGCAGGCGCTCTTGAGGATTGACTTGTTGCCCTGGGGGGCGTGCAGGACATATGCCTCTTCTGTCTCGCTGAAATAACGGAACCAGTCCTGGCGAAACATGCCGCCAGTGGAAGGCACGGGCGACTGCTGGTACTGCGCAGCGTAGCCCAGGTTTCCCAGGTCACGCTTGAGACCGTCAAGCGCCGCCTGGTCGAATCGATCTTTCCAGAGCAATTCTCCCTCTTCTGTGCGCGGGTCGGTTCCCTTCCACACCTTGCCCATAACGGGCGTGTAGCAGCGCCGCGACGGCTCAAACTCGGAGGGCAAGATCAGGCCAATCCAGTCTTTGCGCTCTCGCAGGATGTAGCCACACACATCATTTTCATGGATGCGCTGTCCGACCGTAAGCATTCGCCCCGTTGCCTGATTATTGAGGCGGTTGCTCCATACCTCGCGAAACCAGATCAGCGCCGCCTCACGATCAGCTTCTGAATACGCCTCGCTGGCATTATGCGGATCGTCGATGAGCAGATAGTCACCGCCCTGACCGGTCGTTGTCCCGCCGATACTCGTGGCAATCTGGTAGCCCCGGCAGTCGTTCTCGAAGAAGCTCTTGACGTTCTGATCTCCGGCCAACTTGAAGACATCGGCATAGCGCGCCTGAAACCACTCTGATTCGATGAGGACACGCTTACGGCGGTTGTCTCTGATAGAGAGTGACAGGCTATAGCTTGCTGAGAGAAACCGCCACTCAGGAGAGTGCAGCCAGGCCCAGACCGGCATAGCAACGGAACAGAGCGTCGATTTGAGCGTGCGCGGTTGGATGTTGATGACCAGGCGCGTGATGTCTCCATGTACCAGCGCCTCTAAATGCTCACAGAGGGCGTCAATCACCCATCCATCGACAAATTCAGTTCCCGGCTCCAACACATGCCAGCAGCCCATCAGAAATTGCTTGAGTGACCGGCGGCATACCTCGCCATCGGCCCAGGCCCAGGCTTGCTCAGGCGTTTCAGGTGTTTTCGGTTGTGCTGGCTGCACACTACTCACACGCTCTCTCCATGTAGACACTCGATATGAAACGGCTCGCCGACGCCGCGACAAAAGTGTGACGCCGCCTCTAACGCCAACTCTATACGCTTCTGAGGGATAAGCGACATAGAGTGCGTGGCAAAGAGCGCGCCGAGGGCTTCAACGCGATTGGCAGTGGCAATGAGGTGGCCCTCGGCCACCTCCGTTAAACTGTAGTCTGACGAGACGGTGAACAGACGGCCCCGATAGCCGATCAAGAAATAGCCCGGCGTACTCTCCTGCTCATTCTGTTTGTAGGCATTGCCTTTGTCCTTCAGGACGTTGCGCAACTCATCGACAAAGAGGGTAGAGAAATAGCATTCGATGCTCATATCAGCGGGATGCTCCGGCGGGGTGAAGGCATATTGCAGCAATTGCAGCATACGTACCGAGCCGCTATAGCCGATCAGGAAGTCACCCTGTCGAAATACTTTGCTAAAGGCCAGTGTCTGTTCCACATAGCCAGTGGACGCGCAACTATCACCACCGATATAGACATTTCCACTCTCATCAACCAGGCCAACAATACAGGTCATGAAACTACTCCTAACCGTGCTTTGATCGCCGCGTTCACTCGCGCCTGGTGTTGCCGATACGTGCGCTTGCGGGCGTACAGGCGACGCAACTGCACTTTGCGGAGTTTGCGCGTAGGGTCTGGGAAGAGATGGAAGCGTTTCAGGGAGTCGTAAGTTTCTGAAGAAAAGCACCAGACGACATCTGGGTCATACTGAGCTTTGATCTTCTTAATCAATTCTTCCACAGAAGCGGGTGGCTTCCTGCCCTTCAATGGCACATCGTTAAAATATTCACCCAAATCAACCGGCGTATCCAGGTCACTCACCTTGATTATGTCCATGTGCCTCCTCTTGCGCAGCCGCTATCCGGTTGCGCGTCTCTAGCGTGCGCTCCAATTCCAGCTTCTCCAGTTCCAGGCGCAGGTTCTGCTTCTCCAGATTTCTGATGTCCTCGGCCATCGCCTGTGCCTGACTGGCATCAACATTACACAGGCACGGAGCCAGATGCTGGTAGTAGTCATCCCAAAGCCGGACTTGCTGCTCAGTCCAGTCAGCCAACGGCAGCGTCAGATGGTTTTTCACGCCACCACACACCGCGCAGCCAATGACGACGACGTGATCTTGCACAATGAGATAGGTCGAATCATTAGCCGCGACGCGGGCAGTCTGGGTGCTACTAACTGTCAATTCGCGCATGACTCACTCCTCTCACGCCGCTTCTCTGCCCGTTTTACCGGTTTTCTACTTTGTTGCTTTTCAAGTGCTGATTTACTATAAATATGAGAACTTAGCGGTTCTGCTGGTGTCAGTGATTCGGGCGACTCACAATGCAGGTGTTGCTGACAGAACGCGCGCCTCTGTTTCTGCACAGTGGCTTTCTCACGCGGCGTAAAGGTGATCTGCTCTCCACAATTGAGACAACGCACGCCATCAGGGAAACCCAGGCGACGGATAGCGAGAAAGTGCGTCGCGCTTGGTGGTTGGAGTACGTTGTCGTGTACGGGGTGCAGGGCCTTGTTTTCGTAGGGAGTGGTTCTCATGAGGATTGCTCCTTTCTGGATGCTACCCTTTTGCTTCTGTATCACTGCTCTTGCTCCTTTGCCAACTGCTCCAATTCATCCTTGCGCTCGTAGAGATAGGCCAAGAGCGAGAGGGCTTGACGTGGGTTGAAGAAGATATGGTAGACGGTCAGGTTCATGCCCATTGCGGAGAGATGCACGCCGTCATGCAGCACACACTCCGCATGGCCTTCCTCATGAATAGGAAGCGCGTCCAGTTTCCCATCGTGCTTGTACCCAACTTCGCTCATGTACCTTGCCTCGCTTTTGCGTTTGCCAGCAGCGCACGCACTTTTGCCAACTCCTCATCAGTGAGTGCGCGTAGATCGTCTTTGGTGAGGGTGAGCGCGCCGGAAACGTGCGTGTTGACGTTGGCGTTGACATCAACTGTGGATTTGTCGCGGTACTCTGGCATGAGCATCTTGGCATGGAAGATCAGCAGCGTGTCGCTGTACTTGCGCACAGTTCCGGCATACTGGCCGAACTGGTACACCGGCTCGTCCCATCCCTCTTTGGCGCGGCGGAAGATTTCGGCGCGCAGGGTGTCACGGGCGTCTTCTTTGGCGAGGTTGAACGCAAAAGCAAAATCTTCATCATGCTCTTGCCAGTCGTAGACGGTGGAACGGTGGATACCGGCGGCTTCTGCCGAAAGCTTGATGTTGGCATGCACGGCGTAGGCGTCGAGGAAGAGGCGCTGGCGATCTTTGGTGGACAGTCCTTCTTTTTGTGGTGTCGGATTCTCGTTAGCTACCGGACGGACAGGGGGCGATGTCCGCGTCTCTGTCCGGCTCTTTGTCCGCGCCGGGCCATCCCACTGCTCTTTGTGCTTGCGCTCACCAATGACCGATTTCGAGACGCCATACTTCGCCTGCAGCGCGCGCAGCGACAGGCCCGCTTCGTAATCCGCTCGTATCGCCGTCCAGTTGGTGTCACTCACTCACAATTGCCTTTTGCTAGCCAGGCAGAGCCGGGCCGTTACACCTTCCACGCTTGGTGGATGTGCCAAAACACAAAAAGGCGTTCTCATCCACTCATCACAAGGATGAGCAGATAAGAACGCCGGGAACTGCCGCCTCTTCGTCGCGTTCAGATCATATCAATTCAGGGTGCGCTTTTTCGGGGGCCGCAGCACGCGCCGATCCGTTTTGAGAAACGTTTCGAGGAGTTGCAGCACGCCGTCATGAGTATGCATCAGGAAGTAGGCGAAGCGGTTATGTGCGACCGCCTCATCCAGTTCCTTGATCTGGCTGCCATGCAGTGCCTTGAGATCAATTGCCTGTGTTTCGCCAGTTTCAATAAGCTTTGCCATGCGCTTACCCCACAAACTTTGTTGAATCAAGTATACAGCACACACCGCAAAAGTACAAGAGAAGCGTGGGCGTGTGGAAGAGATTGAAAAAGAGCAGAGTCAGGAAACACTCCCCTTCCCTGGCTCTGCTCACTCCCGCCGTATCACCCACCAGCGTCCCTTTTTCAGTATAGTGGGGTCTCCAAAAACGAGTACAGGCCCTGTCGGTAGGGCCTGTACAATGCAGGACAGAACTTGCAGAACGCTTTTCCGGGGACATTCTACCATACACACTACGGTTGTGTCTATCTAAGAGACGCGCTGGATGTAGGATTGCAAAATACAGCACAGCGACCAGGAGTGTCAACTTGGTCGCTGTGCGTTCCCTCCCTCGTAATGCGCCCCCTATTGCTTATCGGCCTGCTTTGCCAGCACCTGCTCTATCGCCATGATCACCGCCAACTTTGTGCCGTTCTTTTCCAGTGTCCATTGGTACCATTGCCTATATTGATTACAGGCAGCAATGATCGTGGCGCGATGCTGCTTGCCGAATTGCAGCACCAGTTCAGCATAGATGCGCAGGCGCATATCACGCGCCCAGGCTTCCTGGCGGTCGGTGTAGGCGGCGATGCCAACGAATTTCAGTTGCTCGTCAGAAGGGGTTGCCATTGCTTGACTCCGGCTCGTATTCCAACTTCAGCGAGCGATAGCATTTGATCGGATATGATACCCGCTCAGCATACTTCATGATCTCGCTGATATTGTCCTGTTCATCATCAATGACGAGGATTTCTTCAGCCTCATAGAGTGCGGCCAGCGTGTACACCATCCCGGCCTTCCAGATGATGGTTTTGACAAACTGGAACGCAGGGGACTTGCAGACCAGATGGTCACGCAGAATAGGTGGGAAATAAATTCCCACCTGCCAGAGCCATTCTATCGTCGCGGCGCGCATGGATTCTGGACGACTCGTGAGATAGATGATCTCGTAGTCTTGCGCTTCGAGGCCCTCTATCGTCTCTATCGCGCCCTCGATGAGCGTATCCAGAGCCACATATTCAGGTGTAAAAGCGGTTTGCCAGTACAGATTATTGCGCACACCGCCTGTTGCTGCCTCCGCCTTTGCAAAGCGCGCCTCTGGATTGGCAACGACGCCATCCAGATCAATGATAGCCAGTTTGGTCATGATTTTATTTCCTTCCTGTTCGACTACGACACCTTGCGTTGCTGCTCAATTTTTGTGAGATGACCATTGACCTTACCAATGAGCGCAATAGTCACATCCTCATCATGTAGCGTCTCACCCGTCGCCTCTTGCAGGACAGATTCCCACTCTTCCTTCGTAGAGGCAAGGCCGAGGGCAAAAGCACGGCTCTTTGCGCGCTGCAAGAGTTGCGCAAGGCCACTGCTTTGCGCAGGTTTCGCAGACTCAGCAGCAGGGGCAGGTGCGCCAGAAAGCCAGGACTTGAGCGTGTCCATGACCTTGCCGTCTGGCTTTGCGATTATCACACCTGAAAGCGCAGGGCAGCGCGACTTCTGCACGATGGCCGTATTATCCAAATCCATGTCCACCACCACGTCAAATTCGTACTCCATGCCATCGCGCTGGATCGGGGCCATGCCAACCTTCTTCGGGGCAGATTTGCCATTCTTCTCTTCCATGATGTACTCCTGTTTGGAGCGCATCGTCACAATAATGTGCAGTGGCGAGCCGGTGAGGGCGTCGATCAGCGCGTTTTGTAGCGGCGTCGCATCCTTCCAGGCGGCAAAGCTATTGCCCTGGTACTTGCGCTTTGCGATGCTGTCCACGAGGTCAAGCAGGCCACCTGTGCCATTCCAGGCATGCGAGAGGCTGTCAATGACGAGAACGCTATACCCCCCCTGCTCAGCGTCTTTAATGCCCTGGATGAAGTTGTTGGGATGGAAGCTGTCCAATTCCAACACATCAAATTCAGGGAAGATATCCGCATACTTGCTGGCAGAGCCACGTTCGGTATCGATGAGGGCCACTGTACCGCCATTAGCGAGTGCATGCGCCCAGGTCAGGGCTGTCCATGTCTTGCCGCTTCCGGCAGGGCCTGCAATCGCTACGCGGGCCTTTGCCTCGTGCTTTACCGCTTTCTTGAATGTCATAGCTTTTCCTCTCATTCATAAGAACGGATGAACGGTAGTACGAATTACCGTTCATCCTGAACGCGCTACTCAAAATTGATCTCTGTATCCTTGCCCTTCATGTTCTCAACCTGAATCTGCACATAGAGCAGCAGATCATCTGTCTCACAGCCGGTGAGGTACTCCCCATTGCGCCGGATATCCCAGAAGTACCCGTTGTCAGTGCTGACCAGCATGCCGTGCTGAGCGGCCAGCGACTGCGCCTCGGCTATCAGCTTGGCTTCCGCTTCCGCTGCTTCCCGCGCTTTGGCCGATTCCGCGTCACAATGGGACTGGAAAGCGATCTGATACTGCTGGTAGACCTCGACAAAGGCGACTGCCACCTCTGCTGGAATGTAGTATTCTCTGGGGGCCTCATCTTGACCCAGGCGACGGATAATCGCGTTGCCAGAGGAATTGAGTACCGCGAACCATTCAACAATCTCGCTGCCGTAGCGACTGGCAAGACGCACCACCTGATGATCGTCCTCATAGTTGTCAAAGTCTGCTGGCTTTACAATCTCTGCCATCTCAAAAACTCCTCTCTACACCTGCAATCCATAGTGCAGGCGGTTTGCTTCCTCGCTGGTCAACAGGCCATCGAAATATGGCTCCGTCAGTAGCTTGTGTACCAATTCATAGTCCCAGTGGCAGGGGCATGAGGGGTCTGAGCAAAACGGGCGCGCCTCCGTGTGCATGGGCGAATCCTCCATCAGCACTGATGGCGCCGCAGCCTCAAAGGCTTCCTCCGCCAGCCGCTCAATCTCCGCATCAGAGGGCTGCGCTGCTTCTTGCGCCCGTTCCCACGTCATTTCCTGATTGTAGCCAGAGAGATCGTTGAGGTATTCTGTGTTGTCCTCTGGCACCGGCTCGTCGGCGCGGTAGATCAGCTCCTCCACCGCGAAATGTACTGTGTTCTCATCCAGATCAACCTCAAACACCAGGGTGCCTGGCAGGTCGTCCAGGTAGACGGTGTAGAGGTTGGTGTTGTAGATATGATAGATCAGCGAGATGGCCTTATCGCTCCACGAATGCCCTTTGCCTTCTGCATCATGCAAGTAGTCTTCGATGAGGCCAATCACACGCTGATTTTCAATCTGCTCACTCACGCTGAACGCTCCTTTTCTCAAATCATCCTCAATATGCACAATCAGATCTTCTTCTCGTATCATTCCCGTTGCCCTCTCAGGGGCGGGGATTGCCCGCCCCTTCCCTCCCCTCTACAGCAGGCAGCGCCCGCAAAGCCCGACAGGCCGCTTCGTGTCACGCCCACAACAGGGGCAGCTATAGCGAACCTCCACGCGGGGATGCTTTGCCGCCTGTGCGCTGCGCACGAATGCCACTGGATCGCGGTTAAAGACGCTGGCATTCCGGCTCAGCACGGTTTCTGTCTTCGAGGTCTGATTCATGCTATACTTCCTTTTGTGGCGACGGCTTCGGGTTCCAATCGCCGCCGTCGCCCGGTCTAGGGGTGGCTGGCTTGCGTCAGTCACCCGAACAACTTTAACGGGCTATCAAATAGCCATCGAGATTTTCCAGGGAAACGATATCCAACCAGCGACCGGCCTTCTCTTCCATCATGCCGTCCTCGTCCATCATGTAGTAGCCGATGGTTTGGAAGTCGCTGACATACCACTCACCATCCACCTCCACCTCACCACCGCAGATGAAACTCACGACAAAGCCCAATTCCCTGAGCCACATCTCAACCGCGCTGTATTGCTGGTTGCAAATCTCGGCTTTGCGCCCAAACTGGCGAACCTGCTTGCGAACCCATTTTGCGAAATCTGCCGCTGTCAGGCTTTCAATCGTCTTCCGCATTTCCGTTTTCCCCTTACGTTACTTGGCTGGCTCTCGTCAGTCACCCGGTCCACGCTACTCCAATTCCAGGAGCCACGCCCCTGAGCGCGTGCGCCGCGCGTCCCCACCACCGTCCGGTAGGTACTCGACGGGCTGCTTCTCGCGGCGGGCCTGTGCCTCTTCCTCGGCGATCTGCGCTTCCGTTTCGGCCATCAGGCGGGCCAACATCGCTGCGCTTTCGCGGCGGGCCTGCTCAAGATACTCGTTTCGGGTCATGTCAAAACCTCCAATTTTTCTCATCACCAGCGGTGATGTCTCTATTATAGTCTTCACCGCAAGTGATGTCAAGTGGTTTTCAGGCCAGTTTTAGAAAGATCAGAAAATTGTGAGAAAGCACACAAAAAGAGCCGCGTGAGTGAAGTTCTCACGCGGCTCTTTCGATTGAGATGGCTATTTGAGGGCCTGCACCTGCACTGTCCAGTCACCCTGAGCGTAGATGTGCAGGCGGATGACACCGCCGTGCTGCTGCTGCGAGCCGGTTCCGGCGAGATCGCTACACAGGCCATGTGCGGCCACGTTGTCATCGCCAGCGATAGGATTGCCGGAATGATCGTAGGCGGCAATGGTGACGAGCGGCAGACTTGCATCGTCGCTCGCACATATCCAAGCAACACGCCAGTGGTCAGGAACGGCAAAATACGGGCTATCGTACCAGTGGCCACCAGAGAGATGACCCCTAAACGAATGGATCGTCATCCAGGCGGGTGTAGGCTTCGTTGGTGTCGCCACTGGACGTGCAGACTCTGAAGTCGGCGTGGCGCTGCTGGTTTGCGCCTGCGAAAATGGGTAGGTAAGCAGCGAGAGCTTACCATCGTGCGCAAGTGTACCCAAGAACGTGGCACTGAAAACGACGATCAGTGCCACCAGCCAGAGCGTGAACCAGAAACGAGAACGGTTCATATCGCCTCCCAGAGAGATATATGCTCATCATAGCAGAGATGAGAAGGTTCATCTGTTCTAATATGCATCAGCTTTCATTACAATTTCTTCATCTTCGCAAGAACAGGCGACCACAGCCACCACTGCCCCATCAACGTGCCTGGCACTGGTTTCGTGCAAAGTCGCTGAAATTCCAGCTTGGTCTGGGATGTCTCGCTGTCCTGTTTCTCTTCTCGTGCAGCGTCTGCGCTGTAACCGGCGCAATGGCCGGGACCGGAAATCCGCAGACAACGATCACGCCGACAGCTACACAGCAAGCCGCTCAGCAGCCAACGGCGTCCAGTGCAGTGCTAATCGCCACGAATACGCCAACAGCAACTCCAAAGCCCAGTCCTACCCCATCGCCGACTCCGACACCCAAGCCGACACCCAGACCGACACCAAAGCCCACGCAGCAGGTCAGGCCCACGCCGACGCCGAAGTGCGTAGCGGTCAACGGCAATCCCTGGTGCTATAACTTCACGCCCGGCTCGTTGATCTACAGCCCAAATTCGGCATTCTGCGATTACTTCAACTGTGTCAGTGATTTCTGGACTGCCGATCATGGATATGTTGTAGAATGTGCCAATGGAGAGTATTCCCATAGCGGCGGTGTCCGTGGCGATTGCTCAAGAGATGGAGGGGTGTCGAGAACGCTCTACTCACATTGAAGAAATACGAACGAATTTTCAGGTGCCTCTTGCAATTCTTGCGATTATCGGGTACAATCTTCACTATCAGTGATTTCTTGAGAGGAGAAATATGGAGGACCTGAAGATCAAAGACCTGCTCAATCGAGATCAGGCTATTCAATATCTACGTGACAAATGGGGGCCAAAATTCGCGAACTGGTCGGAGGATTCATTCAAGCACTACCGCTTGAAATATGGCGTGCGCCCGATTCTGGGGGCATACTTCACCAGAGAGCAGCTCGACGGCTTGCCCATGCCAGATCGCAGCAAGCCACGTCCAAGTCGAAGAAAAAAAAGCCAGCAAGCAGGCGACGATAGTGGCGCAATTCCACCATCGGTGGTATAG